CCAGGGTAATGTTGACATCAAGGTTTATTACCGACCTGATTTTTACTCCTGTTGGACGCTTTGGGGAAATCCGAAAGTCTGCCAGTCATCGGACGCCGGCAATTCAAAGCCGGGATACCGGATGCGGGTCGGTTTAGGTCAACCGAGCGCCGACGCCTGCGAGATTGGAAATAACCGCCCGTTGCGAAACGGATATTTCTTCCAGTTCCGAATCGTCATCTCCGGCCAGTGTGTTTTCAAGGGGATGCGCGTCAAAGCCATCACCATCACCCAGCCTGAATTCGCGCGGATTATCTGTGACACTGAAAGTTGCCAGGTCATCGACTGTGACCTGCCCGACCCCTACGACCTTTACAACCTTCAGGGGACTCCGCCGGTTGTCCAGCCGCCGGATAACACCCCGCAGCCGTTCACCAATCAAACAACAGTTCTGGCGAATTACTGCGCCAATGGGAAGCCTTACTTTTTCGGCACAAACCTGCCGCCATGGGTAACAGTCGATTCGGCGAACAACCAGATCATCGGGGCCGCGGGCATGTTCCGTGGGGAAACCCAGGATGCGGCGAATGCGGCCGGCGTTGCTGGCCTACAAGCCATTGTTCCATCGCTCAACATCGTGTGCGGTTTCTATAATACGGCTCAAACCGTCACCTGTGCCGACACGACTACGCAGACCGTTGACGCGGGCGTTTTCTTCTCGACGATTTCACAAGCCGACGCCAACAACAAGGCAATCGCACTGGCACAAGTTCAATGCGCGAATCCGGCTTGTGATGGAACGGATACGACCCTGTACAAAATCGAGGGCTATTACGACGGCCTTTTCTCCGGCGGCGGCGACAATCCCCAACCCGGAGACGTGCCTTGGGATGGAACATTTAAATTCAAGGATTCATCGTGCGTATGGATTGCCTGCAATCCCTATGCAGCCGGAACAGTTCTCATTCAAGGAAAGCGGGCATGTATCAGGCTGGTCTTTCATACTGGACCGAATTTCTGGTACATATCGGTTTGTGCTAACATCGGCGGAGGATGCTATGAGGTCTATTCCTGTCAGAAAAACAAAGGTTCATCGCCTGCCGGTGTGTACACCCGAGCCAGTGGCAGCTTGACACCCCTCACGGTCACGGTGGTTCCAATAACGTGAAAACCATTGCGAAAACCTGAATTTCGAGCGATAAAGAGACAGTCATGTATAAGTACACCCTCAACGATGCGATGAACGCCCCCGAGCTAAAGGCTGTCGCTGGGGTTTGCTCCGGTTCAAAGGATTTCATCAGCCTGGTGAATCAGGCACAGCGGCGCCTGTTGAAAAGGGGCGATTGGTTCGATACTGAATTCACGCTTCGTCTCTGCGTTTCGGGTTGCAATATCGCCTGGCCTTCTTTTGTGGGGGCAATTCGCGCGCTGAAATTTGGAGGATGTTTCAACCAGCAGGCGAGCATTTTCAATCAGTGGTATTCCTTCATCAACCCGATAGCTGGCTATTGGGGTGGCGGCGGAAACGGATGGGGAGCAAACTGGCCTTCATCGAATCCGGTCATCCAAGACATAAACATGGCGCCGGTTTTCAACGATGTGACCGGAACAACCGGCAAGCTCATCCGGTATTACGTTGTCAATTACGAGGACGTCGGCAAGACCATCACGATCAACGGCACGGTGTACGGCGGTCAACCGCTTCAGGAACTTTCCGGAGGTGTGACCGTCAACGGCGTGACCCTCACAGCCGCCGCGCCGTATGCCTCAACTTCGGCGTTGGTCACCCGCATCGACGCCATCAACCGGCAGGCAACGACGGGGCTCGCCTACCTGTATGAGTATGACCCGGTGGCGAACACGCTCCGCGACCTGGCGGTTTTTCAGCCGGCGGAAACCAACCCCCGATTTCGGCGTTCAAAAATTCTCAACAAGCCAATCAGCCTGAACCCGCCCGACCCGAACGGCATTTGCTGGACGAATATCGATGCCTTGGTGAAGATTGAATTCATCCCCGTCGTCAGCGTCAGGGATTACCTGATGATAGATGACTTCGACGCTCTGAAGTTCATGTTCCAGGCGATCAATGCGGAAGAAGCGCGTGATTACACGTCTTCGGAGACGAACATCACCCAGGCGATACGCGAGTTGAATTTTGGATTGAGGAACAAGAATTCTGACGGTCAAACATCGGTGTTCGTGAACGCTTTGAGCGGGCGCGGAATCGTCAACCCTTATTGATTTATGGCAATGACAAAAAGTTTTACGACGACGCCGACGACCAACGCGACGGCGACGAACCAGAATTTTCTGGAATCCGTCCTGCCCGGCATCGGCAATCTCACCAGCAGCGCAACGGGCGTGATTGGCAACCTGTTGAATGGCCTGCCATCGGTATCTCAGGCGCGTACCAGCAATGCGTATTTCGGAGTCGGCGCCGGCCAACCCGCAACCGGCGGAGTCGGCACATTTACCGCAAACCGTGGCGCCGACCTGTACGGACAGCAGGCGAACCAGAACCGGCAGACCGGCCTGAGCGACCTGCTATCGACCCTTGGCAGCTATTCATCCCCGATCTTGTCGAATCAGGGACAGCAGTTGCAGAACACGCAATTCAATTCCCAGCTTGGACAGCAGGCGAGCGAGTTTAACCAGAATTACGAATTGCAGAAATTTCAGGCGATGCTGCAAGCCCTTGGCTTGGGCAACCAGATCACCGGCACGAACACCGGGAACATTCCATTGAACACAATCGCATAACCCACCACCATTATGGACTTTTCCTCAATGCTTCAATTTCTGCAAGGTTTGCTTGGCAACAAGCAACAGCAGAACGCATCACAGTTCGGCCAAAACCTTGGCTTGCAGAATCAGGAACTCACCCAGCAGGGTCAGCAGTTCGACAAGAACCTCGCCTTCCAGCAACAGCAGCTTGGACAGCAGGGCAACGAATTCAGCCAGAACCTTGCGCTTCAAAAGCAGATTCAGGACGAGGCAAACGCGCTCGCCCAGGGCAATTTTGGTTTGACGAAGCAGGGTCAGCAATGGCAGGAAGGTTTTCAGGACCGGATGAACGTAACGCCGGGAAGCCCGCTGTGGTTCCAGATGCAGGATGCCCTGAGAGCCCCAGCCGCACCTTCAGGGCCGTATGCCGACCCCAACAAACCCGGCGGCGCAAACAATCCGTTCAACAAGGTGACCTTCACCCCCGCTTCGGCGGCGTGGAGAAGCATTTTTTAAGATGGACGAAGCAACGCAATATCTGAACGAGTGGCAGCAAGCGCAGGACCGTTATCGGGCCGGCGTCAATGCCGGTTACTCGGACGCGGACGCGCAACAGTTGTACCTCGCGCCCGTGCAAGCGAAATGGGACGTTCTGAAGTCGGTTCCGCCGGCATTGAAAACAAAAGCCGCGACTGATCTGGATACGGCACACATCAACTTTTTGAAGGGCGTTCAGGCGGGCTATCAACCCGGGCAGGCCGCAGACCTCTATTTGAAACCCGCCCTGGCCGAATGGCAGGGCGCGGCCAACCTGCCCCAGCGCCAGCTTCCCAAGACTTTGGAACAAAGAACCGAGTGGTACGCTCAAAATCCGGCGATGCAACAGGAGGAATCCGAGGCCCAGCAGCAAATCGCGGAGGGCGTTCCGATCAAGGATGCCATCGAGGGACACCCGATGCTTTTGAAAGCGCCTGGCTTTTCCCAAGTGTGGCGTCCCATGTATGAATCCGCCGTTCGCCGCGGTGAAACCGCACAGGCGAAAACGGAACAGGAAAACAGCCCTGAAGGACTGGCGCGGCAGATGTTTCAAATCGCCGCCGGACGCAAGAATTTCGCCGCTGATTCGCCGGCACAGGCGTTTTTCACCCAGCGCCTTGGTGAGCTTGAAAATCAGGCGACCAATGGGCCGGCGGCAACCGCGCCGAACGTCGTTCCCGTGCCGTCGCAGAGATATGCTCCGAAACCGCCAGATGAAGGCCCAACGCCCGAAGAACTGGTTCAGGAGCAACATCCCGACTGGACACCCGCACAGGTTAAGCTAGGGGTTTCCGGTAGATTGGGAGGGGCAATCACCCTACCCGAAGTAGGGGAAGTTCGTAAGGGATACCGCTACAATGGCGGCAACCCTGCCCTTAAATCTAATTGGGAAAAAGTCGAATGAGCGAACCTTGGGAAGATTTTCAACAAGGCGCGACGGTGGCAGACGCGCCATCTTCGGATACTCCACCGTGGGAAGATTTCAAGCCCGCCGTCCTCTCAGACCAAGCCAAGGCTGATTTGGTTGAAACGGCCAAGAAGAACGCCCAGCGGCAGGCCGCGCTGGGTCAGCCGTTTGCCGAGGTTCAGCCCGGCGGAGACGTGCAGCAACGCGCTCCCGACAACAACGCCGAAGCCAACCGTCAGGAATTCGCCAGCCTTCCGGGCCGGCTATCCAATGCGGCTGAAGAAGTCGGCGCGGAGATCCTGAACTATCCCGCCGAACTGTGGCGGGCTGATACCGGCAAACCCATGCAGTTTGTCGTCAAAAAGGACGAGAACGGCAAGGACCAGCTTACGACCGAGGAAAAGCCGCTTCCGTTCCAGCCTGGCATTTCCAAGTTTGAAAACTTCCAGATGGCGAATGAGGACATCGATCCGGTCAATTCGCTCATGGGCAAACTCGTCCGCGGCGCAGGGACGCCGGGGATGCTTTTGACGTTGCCCGCCGGAGAAGCAGACCTTGTGAAAGGCTACTTTCTAACGCAAACCGTTCCTGGCGTCGTCGAGGGGGCGCAAGGCGCTTTGGACACCAGCAAAAGCACGAAGGAGCGCGTTGAATCCGGCCTGTCGGGTACGGTGAACGGCCTTTTCTCATACCTGTTGGGGTTGAAGGCCGCAAAAACGCCGCCTGAGAAACTGGCGAGCGAGTTGAACGCTACCACCCCTTTGCAGCGGGAAACGCCTGAAGGAGCCCAGCCGTCGCCAATCGTTCAAAAGGTGAATCAAAATCCTTGGGACGATTTTAAGCAGCCGGAGACGCCGCCCGCGTTTGTAGGTGAGAAGCTTCCCGCCGGAATGGAAATCCAGCCCGTTGAAACGAAACCGGCTGAAAGTGAAACGAAACCGCCTGTTTCTGAAACGGGCGAGCCATTAACTTTACAGCAAATTGCTGATAACCAAAAAGAGCAACACAACAAAACCGTCGCCATAATTCAAAAATTGCGCCCCGGCCTTGATGTCCAATCTGGGGGGCCAATGGGGGGTATTGAAATGTCTCCCAACGGAAAAGTATTGCGGGTTGGGCCGGAACTTCTTCAAAACGTGCAGGAAATGTATCCCGGAAGGGAGGAGGAAATAATTAGCCGATTGCTTGACGAGGAGGATATACACCGAAATCAATTCGACGAGCTAGGGGAAGGATTTCAGAAAAAACTTAGTGACTTGTGGAATGATGCGCCACAAGAAATAAAAAATCTGGTCAAAAGTATTTATTCAACAGACCCAGGAATGGAGGCGCATCATTGGGGCGCAGAATTGTTGCGAATGGGGCAACAGGCAAAAAACGGAGACTTAACCGAAACCGTCCATCCGACGCGCGGAGATACCGCAGCTAATGGGATTTCCAAGTTAAAAGATTGGGCGGAAAATCAAACGGGAGACATTGGAAAAGTATTGGGCAATAAGTCCCCAATCGAATCGCTGGGTGAAGGCATCGACTTTGCCACCATCCAAAAGCCGCATTTGGTCGGCGTCGAGGCAGGACTGAAGCTCACCCCTGAAGATGTTCCAGCGCTCCAAGCCTTGCAGAAGCAATCAGTCGGTGAAATGACCGCCGCCGCGCAGACCGGCGACAACGCGGCCTTTCAAACCCTGATGGGTAAAAACTCGTTTATCGGCGGCGCAATCGAGGGCGCAAGGCGTAAGGGTCCGAATTACGATGTTTATCAATCCCTGAAATCTTCCCCGCCACCGGAATCACCAATTCCAGCGCCGGCAGTTCCGACAGCCGAACCAGCGGCGCAAACTCCCGTTCCGGCGGCGGGTGAAGTTCCGTCTGGATTCAAAGCTCCGCCCATGCCGGAAACATTCAATTCGGCAGAAGATGTTTTGAAGTATCGGCAGGCATATAAAGACGCCGAAATCGAGTTTTACAAGTCGCTTGGATTGACTGATGCCGAAGCAAACAAGTTTTTCCGCGCTGGAGACAGCCGAAGCAGCTTGGATGTGTCTAAAATTGAAGAAAAACTGACGCCTGAAAATCAGGCGCGACTGGATAGTTTTTCGCGTGGCGACGGTGGAGCGGTTTACCAATGGGACAGGCAATACAATCCCGAAGAATTGGTTGACGAAACCAGCAAGTCAGATCTTGCCAGAAGCCTTGTCCAAAACATAGCCCGCGAATCTGCCCCGGCTGATTTTGGGGATAAGCTGCTTCATGGCGTCATCGCCTTACGAAACCTGAAAGCAAACGGGGGAACTTGGAGCGATGTTGCACGTGAGTTGGATTCATTCACTACACGTAATTCAGGTTCTCAAGGTGACAAGGCTGAATACTTTAAAAACCTTGGATTACAGTTAAGAGAATTTGCCGCCCGTCAGGGCATTGAATTGCCACAGGGGGATATGGGCGGAAAAATACCCGATGTCCTGACGCACGGCGACGAGGTTCATGCCACCATGCCGGACGGCACGGAAGTCCAAGGCCACGTCATCGGCGCGGACAAAGAGGGCAACTCCGTCATCATCCAAAAGACCGGCGAAACGGTCACATTGCCAGAAAAACTAACGGAGGAAAAATCCCATGCCAATCCAAAGTCAAAAACAGTGGAAGTTCTTCGCAATCCACCACCCGGACCTGTTGAAGAAGTGGCAGGCGGAAAGCCCAGTGAGATTCAGCAGCCTGCCCCAGCACGTACCGCCGAAAGTGCGGGATTACCGACCCAAAAAACTGCCGGTGTTCCTCAAGCCGGTTCCGGCGACGTAGCGCCAGAAGTTGAGTTTGTTGATTCGACAGGTTTGACTTCAATGCAGAAGGGCAAGCTAAAGAAAACCCTGTCCACCACGGTTTCAAAGCGAAACAGCCAAAAGACCTACACCGGCAGCAGGGCTAAAGTTGTCTCTGAAATGGTGAACGATGGGTACGAGCCAAAAACCGAACAAGTCAACGCCGTCCCAGATTTGAGCCGGAGACAATTTAATAACATGGACGGTCGGCAGCAGGAGGCGTTTGCAAAGCGTCAAGCCGAGGCTGGGAAGAAAACTGAATATCGGCTTGAGCATCCAAGCGGATCATTTTTTGATGTCACCAAGGCGGAACACGATTACGCAAAATGGCTATCCGAAAGGAATCAAAAACCCGTCGAAACCCCGGTTCAGGCGACGGCGAAGGTTGCGGAGCATATTGCTGAAGTGAAGCAGGCCGAAGGCGCACGTCCCGCGAAGGAAATCAAAAACGAGTTGGTTGACCATCTGGAAAAGGCGGTTGAGGACGCCAAAGATGAGGATGAATACCTGAAATTGGAAACGGTCAAAGTTCAAACCGGAACCCGAGCCAACGCTGCTTTGATGATGGAAGACAAGCCGCTTTCCGAAGTCAAAAACTTAACTAACGCCAATGGTGTTAGGTTTTTCAGCCAGCACATTCAACGCGCTTTGGAAAAACATGCTCCGAAAATCGAAATAAACATTCCCGGCGATGGAGACTTCAAGATTTTCAACACCAAGCAGGCGTTGACCAGTGTTTTGGAACGTGCCAAGAAGATTCAGACAAGTTCAACTGAACCTGTTGCAATAAGCCGTTCTGGAACCTCCAAAGCAGACCGCGAATGGATTCAAAAACAGCTTGAAAAACAGCCAGTCGAACCGCCCCCCGCGCAGCCCGCTGAAAAACTGGTCGGCATGGGCGCGGCCATCCCTGAAGAATTCAAGCAGGGCCAGCAATCGCCGACGAGTATCAAGAACGCCACCGTCGAAAACGAACGGGCCGCACGGGGATTGCCGCCGGCCATCCAACCCGCCAAGCGCGGATTTGGCCGCGTGTGGGATGAAGCCATGGCCGCGATTGACCAAGACCCGGCAATTCAAGACCGGCTGATTGACGAACTCCGCGCCAAACCCCGCGCATTGACTGATTTTGAAGATGCGTTGCTGCTCCATCGCCAGATCGAACTGCAAAACCAGTACGGCAAATTGACGCAGGAAATGGCCCAAGCGTTCGACGACTCCAAGGAGTTTCCTAACCGGCTGGCTGACGTGGAGGAATTGAAGCCGCGCATTGCCAACGTCAAAGACCAGCTTTTCGACCTGTACGAAATCAACAAGCATGTCGGCACGGAAACCGGACGCGGCCTGAACGCCCGCAAGATGCTGGCGTATGAGGATTATACCTTGGCGAAGATGGAACTGGACGCCCGCGCAGCCAATGGTGGACGACCGTTGACTGAGGAAGAATCCGCGCAAGTAAAAGCGCTGCACGACAAGATTGAAAAACTTCGCAAGGAATATGATACCTACACCGCGCAAGCGCAGGCGCGAATCTCCGCGTTGGAAGCGGAAAAGGCCCTGAACGAAATCAAACAGGAGCCGCCGGTTGAGCCGCATGTCCGCATCATCGCCGACAAGGTGAAGAAGTATTTTGATGGCCGCGCCATGGCCGCACAAAAGCGGTTATCGGGCAAAACCTTCTCGTTCGAGGCGGCATTGCCCGACCTGATTGATTTGGGAGTTTCAACCATCCTGTCCGGCGCGGCTGATTTCACCATCTGGTCATCCAAGATGCTGCAGAAGCTGGACAAGAGCATTGAGCCGTATCTGAAAACGCTTTGGGACAAGTCGCAAAATGCGCTGGATGACCATCTTCAAAAAGGGATGGCTCCGCAAAATGTCCCGAAGGTGAAACGCGCCCTGAAAAACGTCCCCGCCGCCACCGCAAAAGAGCAGATTGTTGCCAAGCTCCGCAAGCGCATCGAGGCCGGAAAAAAGGATGAAATCACCGGATATGTTCTCAAGCTGGCGCGATTGCTGGTGTCCGAAGGCATCAAAGACCGCGATGTTCTGATTGATACCATCCACGAACACCTGAAGGAAATCGACCCGACTATCACCCGGCGCGAGACGATGGACGCCATTTCAGGCTATGGCGATTTCAAGCCGCTTTCCAAGGATGCCGTCTCAAAAGAGTTGCGCGACTTGAAAGGGCAAATGCAACAGGTTGCCAAGTTGGAGGACATGCAAGCCGGACAGCCGCCGCTGAAAACCGGCATTGAACGGCGCATTCCGTCGAAGGAAGAAAGCCGGCTGATAAAGCTGGTGAACGAGGCGAAGCAGAAATTTCAGATCCCCATCACCGACCCGAACACGCAGCTTAAATCCGCCTTGGACACGCTCAAGACCCGGATGCAGACGCGCATCGAGGAGCTTCAGCAGAAAATCAAAGATAACGACTTTTTGCCGCGTCCGAAGCGTGAACCTCTGAAGCTCGACACCGAAGCCTTACGCATCAAGGCCAATTTTGAGCGAGCCAAATTGGAATTTGAGCGGGCATTGCAGGATTACCGGCTGAAAAACCGTAAATGGTGGGAAAAGTCGGCGGATACGCTGGTAAAATGGCGGCGCGGCTTCCTGCTTTCGTCACCTGTCACCCTGGCTAAGTTGACCAGTGCAGCGATTCAACGGCTGGCAATCACTCCCCTTGAGGAAGCGGTTGGCGCTGGCATCGGCAAGGCAATCCCACAAGTCGCGGCCAAAGCCCCCCGCGAAGGCGGGTTGAACACTAAAGCTGAAGCCAGAGCGTTGACGAGTGTTTTTAAACAAGGCATGAAGGACGCGGCCGAAACCATCAGGACCGGCACAAGCCCGCTGGACGTGCTTTACGGGCAGGGCCGCGAGGGGTATGTCCGCGAAAGCATGAGTTTACCCCGTTCGGTCATCGACTTTTTTGGCAATCTTCACGCCATGCTGAAGGCTCCGGTGAAGCGGGCAGAGTTTGAACGCGCCTACGAGAAGCGCACGGAGCAAGCCATCCGTGAAGGCATAGACGTGACTGACCCCATGGTTCAAACCCGCATTGCGGTGGATTCTTACAAAGACGCCAATCGCTCAATTTTCCTGCAAGACAACTATCTTGCCACGAAGGTTAAAATGTTCTTCTCGGCGCAAAAGAAAAAAGGTGAGCAAACGATTGCCCCCGGCGCGAAGGCTTGGGAAACGACAGGGAAGGTCTTACTGCCCATCGTGCGCGTTCCGACGAACATCGTCGCCGAGACGTTCACCTATGCCTTTGGGCTTGGCTCAGGCAGTTTAAGGCTCGCCAATGCGCTCAGGAAGGGTTTTGACACGCTTCAGCCACAAGAGGCCGACTTAATCATGCGCGAGCTTAAAAAAGGCTCGCTGGGCTTCGCGGCGCTGCTTTACGGCTATTTCAACCCGACCATGTTCGGCGGATATTACCAACAGGGCCAGAAACGTGATCCCAATGATGCCAAGATCGGCAGCGTCAAGGTTGGTAGTGTCAACATCCCCAGCTTTTTGGTGCATAACCCGCTTTTGGAGGTATTCCAGCTTGGGGCAACCGTCCGGCGCGTGGCTGATTCTAAAATCAAAGGCGAAACCCAGGGTTTGCCGGCCGGACTGATGGCTGGCGCACTCGGTTTGTCTGACGAGGTTCCTTTCGTGCGCGAAATGTTCGGGGAAATCCCGAAAATGTTCAATCCGCGCGAGCGCGGGGCATTTTTCGGAGAACTGGCGAAGTCGATTTTCATCCCGCAGTTGCTCCAATGGCTTGCAAATTACACGGACAAAGACCAGAGTGGAAACACCAATCCGCGTTCGCCGCAGACACCCTGGCAGCATGTCGAAACCGGAATTCCCGGCCTGCGTAAGAACGTGCCTGAAAAGAAACCAACCCAAATCAGCCAATGATGACGATTCGAACAAATATAGGATTCCCGCCCGGCGGATTCATCTACGAAGACCCGCGAGTTCAAACCGCGAAATGGCTCGACGACCATACGAGCGTCGATGACCGAACGGCGGAGGTTGTAAAGTACCGTTCGGCAAATCCATCCATCTATCCCGAGCCGGAATGGACGCAACCGGACTATGTAAAACAGCAGATCATGGAGTTCAACTGTTTGCGCTGGGGCAACAATCCGCTGTATTGCGTGGATTCGAATGCGTTCAAGTCTGCTCCTGTTGTCCCCCAGGCGGCGCGGCTGTGTCCTGATTGCAACGTCGAAATCACCCCAAAGTTTTGCCCGACCTGTTCAGGCCGGCGCATCATCGCTTACGAATGTCCCCAATGCAAAAAAGAATACCCCAAGTGAACCATTTGACCGAAAGAGTAGGGCAATTCGCCGAAGGCGTCCGCATCCTCACGGACTGGCTGGGAAGCGGCGCGGTCACGGTTGACCCGGCGACGGCGCAACGACGGGCCGACATCTGCCTGAAATGTCCGATGAACGTGAATGAATCGTTCACGGCGGAGACGATTGCCGCCGCCATACGGAAGCAGGTTGAGATAAAAAACCATCTTCAGTTGCGCGTGGGCGGCGAAAAGAATTTGAAAATCTGTTCAGGGTGCGGATGCGTTTTGAGATTGAAAATCCATGTGCCATTGGGCAATCTTGGCCTAGACGAAGAAGAATTGAAAAAGTTCCCTGATTTTTGCTGGATGCAATCGGAATTCAAAAATCTTAAAAAATGACCGTCAAACTTCCACCAAATGCGCGGCGGTCATCCAACCGCAAAATTCGTGCATTATATTGGCGGGAATACAGACGCAACCATTCAGGGGCTACGCGGGCCGCATTACGCCGGTCATATCGCAAACATTTGGTAAATAGGAAGGCTGGAAAACGGGAGTATTATCGTAAAAACAGGGTTAAAATTCTTAAAAATGGCGAGGTTTATCGCCGCAAAAATCTTCTCAAGATTAAGGCCAAACAAAAGGCTTATCATGCCACTCGCTACCGGAGGGACGCCGCATACAGGGCGAAACTGATTGCTCAATCAACGCGCTGGGGTTTGGCTAATCCTCAAAAAAGACGCGATGCTGTAAGGAAATATGCCCGTAGAAACCCGCATGTTTATTTGGCAAAACATCATGCGTATAGGGCTGCTAAAATGAAAGCAACCATTAATTCTACTGGCATTTCAGAATACATAAAATCGGTCAAAAATGCGCCAGTCGTATTTTGCTTCTTTTGCGTCCGACCCGTGCCAAATAAAAAGCGCCACATTGACCACAAAACTCCGATCAGTCGCGGAGGAAAACACACCCTTGATAACCTTTGCTGTGCCTGTGAGCATTGTAATTGCGTTAAGGGTGATAAAACCGTATTTGAATATAGGATGCTGGCTCCAAACTAAAACCATGAATACCACTGAACCCAACCCACCCGCACGCAATTACTTCCTCGACACAGAATTTATCGAGGATGGAAAAACCATCGACCTTATCAGCATCGCGCTCGTATGCGATGACGGCAGGGAGCTTTATCTCCAAAACGCGGAATGCAATTTCGCAAACGCCTCAGATTTCGTTTGGAGAAATGTCTTTCCCAGCCTGAAGGACTTCGATATGCGCGGAACGCGCTCCTGCAATCAGCAGAAAATGACATCATGCAGCGACAAGCTGACTGGCAAATGTTACAACACACTGGAATGTCCTTGGAGATTGCGCTTTGAAATCCGCGATGAAGTCAGGGAGTTCTGCAACCCTGAAAAATATGGAAAGCCTGTGTTTTGGGGTTATTTCGCAGACTATGATTGGGTGGCATTCTGCCAGTTGTTCGGAACAATGATGCACCTGCCTAAAGATTTTCCGATGTTCTGCAATGACATCAAGCAACTGTGCAACAGCCGGGGAAATCCGTCACTTCCAGAACAGGGCAAAGGCGAACACAACGCCTTGGCCGACGCCAAATGGAACAAACAGGCTTATTACTTTCTTCAAACCAAATGAATACACGCCTACTTGTAGTTATCCCCTTCTCCGCAAATGATGGCGTTCTCGCCGAACACTTGTGCGATTTTATCCACCTCGTCAATAAGCGCCAGCAGGAGGGTCATTGCCTCCTGGTCTGTGCCGGCGACGTCCACGATGAAATGAAGGCCAAGGTTGAACTGGCGGCGAAGGTGGCATTCGAGGGCGTCGAGCTTATCACCGTGCCGAAGATGACTGACCCGAACAAGAATCTTCACATCAACAATATGTTCAAGACCGCCGCCGGCCACGTCATCGGGACGTACCGGACGCCGTTCCTGTGGCTTGAGCCCGACTGTGTGCCAGTGAAACACGGATGGCTTGAGGCTGTCGCCGAATCGCATTTCAACCAGGCGAAGCGTTATTCCGGTCCATGGCAAAAACTGATGACCGCCGAGCCGGTGATATTTCTCAATCGCATCGCCGTCTATCCGCCGGACTGTTTGCGCGAGTTGACGGCGCCGCTGGGTACGCAGATGGCTTTCAACATCAACGCCGGCCCCATCGTCGCGCCGAAGTCCACCAAGACCGCCGTGATTCAGCAGGTTGCAATTACGGACGAAAGCGCGAAGGTATTGCCGACGACATACATCGCCCACTCCGACAAGCAAGGCATCCTGATGGCTGCTTTGCGCGAAAGGTTTGAGTCGGCGGCGAGCAAGAAAAAGTGATTTATGGCCGAGAAAGCAGCAACCAAGAGTTTTATCAAATCCGAGTTCGGGACGCCCGCCAAGGTTATCAACGTGGTGAAGCGTATGCAGGACGTGGAGCGCCTGCGCGCGGAGGACCGGGCTTTGATTGACGCGCTGTTTAACGGCCAGCGCCCTTACTCCGACGAGGAGGTTAAAAAGTTCAACATCCAGGTCAACGTGAATTGGGGACAGGGCAAGCGCATCATGCGGGATGCGAACACGCAGTTGAACAACGCCCTGATTCACACCGGGACCATGTTCACTTGCACGATCAACGAAGGCCCGGTTGAGAAGCGGGACGAATGGGGTCAAATCTTCACCAAAAATCTCCATCGCCCGTTGCAGAAGGGAGTCAGCGGAAAAAAGAATTTTTTCCTCATCAAGAACCGCAATGCGTCCGTCTGTATGCACGGAATCGGCGCCTTGCTTTGGCCTTCACCTTACGCTGCGCTTCCCCGCTTTGTCGGGCTCGAAGATTTGCTGATACCAACCGAGACGCTGGTTGATTTTTCGAACATGCGTTATTTCGCGGTGAACCTGAACCTGTCCATCGGCGAACTGATCGATTTGGTGATGAAGGACGATTCCGAAGTCATGGGCGAATGGAACAAGACCATGATTGGCGAAGTGCTGGATTCCCAGCAGGGCATCTACAACGAATCGACCCCCTCGACATGGCGCGACCAACCCGAGGCGATGGAGCAGGTATTTTTCCAGAATCGCGGCTATTACTATTCCGATGCCACGCCCAAGGTGCGTTGTGTGATGTTCTTCTATCAGGAAATGGACGACCCTAAAAAATGGTATCGTGTCGTCTATCTGAAGGAGAATCCGGGCGACAAGGTGAAGGACATTGACACGAAATTTCTGTTCGACGGCACCAAAAGACCTTTCGCCGACGAGATCGGGCAGGTTTTGAACGTGCAATACGGCGACGGCAACCTCGTCCCTCCGATGAAATACCACAACGTCCGCGGCATGGGCGTTGACCTGTATGCGCCCGTCGAGACAGACAACCGGCTGCGCTGTGAGTTTGTTCAATCGGTCTTTGAACACATGAAGATGTATTTCAAGATCAAGGACCCGGCAGACCGTGACCGGCTGAAGGCCCAAATCTTGCAGCAATACGGTTTCATCGTGGACGGGTTGCAGATTGTCCCCCGGACTGACCGCCATCAAATCGACCCGAACCTGGTTGAAAGCGCCATGAACCAGATGGGCGAAATCATGCAGGACAGTTCATCCTCGTACCTGCCTGGCGAAACCGGCAGCGAGCGGACGATGACGGCGAAGGAAGCGACCATCCGGGCGAATCAGGCCACGGTCCTGGTGTCGTCCATGCTGGCGTCCATGTACATGCAGGAGGGTTTCTATTACGAGGAAGAAAAGCGGCGCTTCCTGCTCAAAGATTCCACCGACCCGCTAGTTAAGCGTTTCCGCGCGAGTTGCATCAGGGAGGGCATACCTGAAGAATTTCTTGTTCCGGAAAAGTGGGAAATCGTTGTTGAGCGTGTCTTGGGCGGCGGCGATACCACGAAGGCCCAGCAGCAATCTCAATGGTTGTTGGGCATCAAGCCCATGCTTGGACCGGCCCAGCAAACGATTGCCTTGCGGGAGTCGGTTTCCGCCATGCTGGAAGACCCGGCGAAGGCGCTCATGTACGTCCCCTCTGCCCCGTCGCAATCTTCGCCTGGCTCCGAAATGGCCGAAGCGTTATTTGGCACGATGATGCAGGGCGTCCAGGTGGCGCCGCGCAAAGGCATCGACTTGCAGGGTTATGTGACCCAGCTTTTGAAGATGATGGCGGAGGTCATCCAGCGCATCACGCAAACCAACAACATGGGGACGATGGAAGAAATCATCGGTTTGGGCATCGTGTCGCAAAACGTCGAGGAATACATCCGTGTTCTCCAAGGCGACCCGCAACAGAAGCAGAACGTCAAACAGTACGGGGATGCCTTGGGCAAGATGCAGAACCTTATCAAAGGCTTTGCCCAGCGGTTGCAGCAATCCAGCCAGATGAACCAGCATCCGAAGGTTCTCGAATCCATCTCTTACAAGGATGTCCCCGAGGACGTGAAGCGGCAGATGGAGGCGGCGGCAGGCCTGAAGCCTTCGCAGATGCAGGTGACCGACCCGAAGATGTTGAAGGCGCAACAGCAGTTGCAGATCACGGACGCGAAGTTTCAACAGAAGTCACGCCACGCGGAAATCGCCTTCCAGATGGAGCAAATCCGGAAGAACACGGAAGCGGCGAGCAACCTTTCGAGAACCGAGCAGGTTCACCGGCAACAACTGGCACACGCGGCGGTTGCCAAGCTTGCCGAACTCATGTCCCAAACCGACGAAGGCGGCGGGGAACAGAACGGTTCTCCGAACGGGCGCCAGATGGTCACCATGGACGCCAGCAACCCGGCCCATGTTGTCCTGGCGAAGCATTTCATGAAGCAGGCCGGCAACGACAAGATGAAGGCGCTTCAACTGGCAAATCAACATGGCTTTCAATAACCCGACCATCTTCGACGACCCGCGCGTAACTGCCGCCGGGGGAAACATCTTTGAACAGATGCAACCCACCCAGGGCGGCAGCAAGTTCGTCATGTGCAAGCCGGAATATCTTTCCACCAAGATACCCAACAACGTGTTCATGGAGGGAAAGGCGAACGAGCCGGCTGACGTGCCACGGGCGAAAAATCAGTGGGACAGATCGGTTCACATCATGGAGGCGCTGGGGGTGGAAGTCTTCCAGATACCCGCCGTGAAGGGATGCCAGGACCAGGTTTATGTCGCCAACGTCGGCATAGCCATCGACCCGTTTATTGTGCTGGCGCAGTACAAGGCTGACGGGCGCGCCTGCGAGATACCGCCGGCCAAGGCGTTCTTCGAGGGCATGGGCTATCAGTGCATCCAGCCGCCGGATTTCTTCGAGGGCGAGGCCGACCTGAAGCATTGGAAGGACAACATCTATTTCGGGGGCTGGGGATTATTCTCGTCCAAAAAGGCGTTCGACTGGATTTCGCAGAAAACGGGCGCAATCATCATCCCGGTTCAGGAGATCAATCCCAAGACGTATCATTTGGACTGTTCGCTTCTCGTCGTCGATGAGGAAAACTTTCTGGTTACGAAATCCGGCCTTTCTCCGGCCAGCATCAAGGAACTTCAGCGGCGCGGCAAGGTGACGTTTACCCCGGACAAGATTGCGACGACAGGCATCACCAACGGCATCCTGATACCCGAGAAGAAGATTTACCTGTCGGGCGCCTTCAATCCCGAGCAAAAGGATTATCAGCAGGCGATGGAGTTCCTTTTGGAAACGATGGATGGCTTTGGCTACACGACCATCTTTGTGGATGTGGATTCCTACAACCCGAGCGGCGCCGACTTGAGTTGTAGCGTTTTCCACCTTACATTTCCCCCGACTGGAAAACCAATCATCACCCCATGAAATACTCCGATGAAACTGTGAAATTCGTCCTCTCCCGCCATTGGCAAAAAGTCCCCGTTGCCGACATCGTAAAGCAGGCCCGGCCTGGTCTTAAAAAGAAGCTCGCCCCCCGTGAAGTCAGGATAATCATCGGTTCCTACACGTTGCGGCATCATGGCACGGTCACCACGCGGAAAAAGATGGGTCTTGAGCCCTGCACAGTTGGTTGTTGACAAGTTGGGGCAAAAGGTGGATAACCGAATCCATGCAAGTCAAGTTGTGGTCACAGAACGAGTCTGCGTTGAAGAAAATAGCCGCCGAGCCGGAATACAAGAGCATCGGCGTCTCTGTGGCAAAAATAGCCAACCTTGCAATTTCTCAGTACGTCATAAGCAGAAAGCTTGCAAGCCGCCCAAAGAAGGCCGGCAGAGGTTAAGATGAATCCTGGCGAACAATTTGCAAAGTATCAGAAACCCCACGCGGAAATGCTTCGCGTCGAGTCGCAAAAGGGTTGGTTTCTGACTTCACTCATTTACGCCCAGGCTGCGGTTGTCGATGCCGGCGCCAGCGCGGAGGAAATCAACGGCATGAACCGGCTGATCGAAACGCTCACCCAACTGGCGGCGGATAAACCGGAATTCAAGCGCCTGCCGGTAAAAGTGCTTGCGGTCCTGGACCGAACCGGCGGAAAACCTGCCGAGTCCGAAGAAAAGAAATCCTGATTTATGTCAAAACTCACCCAAAGTTTTTCCGCCAACCTGAACAAAGTGGTTGCCGAAGCCATTGCCGCCGGCACTCCGCTGGACGGGATGATTCTCGAACTGGACTTGTGCCATTTTCAGGTTCACGAACGGTATGCGTTCCAAGTCAAAAGAGAAATGGTGAGAGCCCAAGCCGCCAAGGATGCCGCAACCGCGAAGGTCGTCATCGAAGGCGGCGGCGCCAATGTGAACGGCGGCGGTCCAAAAATCCCCCTGAACTGATGAGCCGAGCAGACACCATCAAGAAGCTGGGGAATGCCATCCGTGCGTACAAAGGAACGCGGAATTTTGTTGACGGCCCGTTTGTCATCCAGCCGCAGAAGTCGAAGATCAACCAGGTGCGCGAGTTGCTGGGAAAGCTGACTTACGCCAACGGGATTGACCGATTCACCACCAAGGAAGAAATTGACGCGGAAGTTAAACGAATCGAGGGATTCAAGACTTACGACGATTACAACAAGTGGATAACCGAACTTAGGAACTGAGCTAAATTTATGGCCTATTATACACGTCTCTTACTATTCCCCGACGCACCCGCCGGAACCCCACCCCCGCTTGAAGTCCCTGAAGGTGGCGACATGGTAGCCTCAATGGTGGCGTCCATGGAGTCCCAATCCGGCGGAGCGCCAGCGGCGCCAGCCGAAGCCGCGCCTGCCGCGCCACCGGCAGCGGCGCCCGCGCCTGGCGCCAAGCCGCCCGAGCCAGCAAAAGCCCCGGCGCCAGCGGCGAAGTCCACCCCGCCCGCGCCTGCCGCGAAACCGAACGCGCAACCCCCGAAGCCCGCAGCGCCCGCGCCGAAGCCCGGCGCCCCGGCTGCTCCTGCCGAGAAGCCACTGGACTGGAAAAGCGCCCCGGAGCAATTCCGCGCGGCGCATGAAAAGCTGGTCCAGGTACACCAGCAGGAAACCACGCGCCTATCAACCGAGCTTCAGCAGACTTCCGCCAAAATGCGCGAGTTGGAGGGCAGGAAGTTTCTCACCCCGGACCAGGAGCAGAAATACGCCAATCTGGAAAAGGAACAGCAGCGCCTTGCGGCTGAACTGTACGCGCGCGACTATGAGCTTTCGCCTGAGTTCAAGGAGAAATACGAGAACAAGGCAATCGCCGTGTTCAAGGACATGGATGTTGAACTGAAGGGCATGATGGTCAACGGGGAGGATGGCAACCAGCGCCAAGCCACCCGCGCCGACTTCAACAAGGTCGTCACCGCCGCATATACGTCAAAATCCCTCGCCATCAAGACGGCGAAGGAGTTGTTCAATGAGGATGACGCCCAGGTTGTGATCGACGGCGCCCGACAACTGGCGAACATCCAGCGCGAAGGCCAGGCGGCAATCGAAGCGAAGCGCACCGGCTATCAGTCCGAGCGTGAACAGCAGCAACAGCGGTTTCAGCAGGAGTCCGAACAGGCGCGCCAAAGCTTCACCCAATACGACGGGATGCTCGCGCAGAAGTTTCCGCAATACTTCGCACCCATCGAGGGAAACGAGGCCTACAACAAGGCGCTCGAAGAAGGGTTGAAGTACGTCGATGAGACGACCCAAGCCCTCAACAACCTGACGCCGGCCGCGCGCGTTCAGCAGACCGCGCTTTTGCGGCGCTTTGCCGCCGTGTTCCCGGCCTCGCAGGTCATCATCAAGCAGAAGAACGAGGAAATTGCCGCCCTGCAAGCGCAGATTGCCCAACTCCGCGGCACGGACCCGGGCGAGCTTGGGCAAGGCGGCGGGGGCGGAGGCGGCGAGCAGACCGAAGCCGGCGGCACGGACGGACTGGCGAACGAGATCGAGAACATGATGAAGAATGGATGATTTATGAGACTTTTAGGAACCAGAGTCGTCATCCAGCCCCACGTTCAAGACAAGATCGGGAGCATTCATCTTGCCCGCATGTCCCGGCAGATGCCCAACCGGGGGACTGTGCTTCATATCTCCGACAAAGGCCGCGCCATGTGGAACAACGACGTTCTGCCTGGCACTGAAGTCATCTTCGACAAGCATCACCAGAAGCTTGCCGACGACGAAAAGACGACTGAAATAGACGCCAAACATTTGCTCGCCATCATCTTAAAATGAGAAGCAAGACCGTCATCCGGTATTATTGCGACCATTGTTCTAGGGGTGGATTCCGAAAGCCTGACATGGCCCAGCATGAAGCAACCTGCACGTTGAACCCAAAACGCGATTGCTGGCTCTGTGAGGACGCTGGCGCTGGACGTGACTACAAAGCCCTTGTTAATCAGATGCGGTTGAGAAATGATGTTCACGCTGATACGGAAGAAGAAACCGGAAGGCCGGACAGTTATTCAACGCAATCAAAAGAGGCGATTGGCTGGCTTTCATCGGAATGTGGTGGTTGCCCAGCCTGCATTTTATCGGTTCTTAGACAGGGCAAGATTTTCGCCTTTGAAGTGTTCAACTACAAAGAATGCGTGGCGTCATGGCACAGTGAACAAAACCGACAATTCAGAGACATGACTTTTCATCCAATCGCATGAAGGCATACGTCCAGCTTGGCAAAATCGGCGACGTGCTTTCAATCCTGCCGATACTGCAACACGATTACCAACTTCAGACACCGCTTCAATCGCTTCCCGGCACTGTGTCAAAAGTTCCTTTGGTGATAGCCAAAGAGTTTGCTTCCATCCTCGAAGGCGTGTCCTACGTCGAGCCGGTGATCTGGAAAGGCGATGCGAACGACTTGGCCGGCGCGATCATGTTCGCCAAAAAGCGTTTCAGTCAGGTTGTCGTCCTTCAGACCTGGGGAAATGTGCCGATTCAGCATCAAACGCCGTCCTTCCAGTTCGACCAGTGGAAGCGGGCGGGCGCGGTGCAATTCTTCGATGATTGGGCGCTTACTTTCGACAGGCGAAACCATGAACGGGAAGCGCAATTCATGTCCCAAATCGGATGCGATATTAATAAGTGGAAATCTTACATCTTATTCGCAGACCATTCCCAAAGTAGTCCGTTCCTGCACAAAGAGGAACTTTATCAAATCTTGAACGAGATTGGCATGAGCCATCAGCCATTTCCCATAAAAGTGGTTCGCTTGTCAGAAATAAAAACTTTCAGAATTTTCGACCTTCTCGCCCTTTACGATAAGGCGCTGATGCTCGTCACCGTCGAAACAGCCCATTTACATCTTTCAAGAGCTTCCCATGTTCCAACCGTCGCGCTCGCGGCCCCAGGCTGGCGCGGTTCGGCGTTCTCGAAGCGATTCGCGTTCTTCATGCGCTATCCCGAGTGGGACAGCCGGAAGCAGGACTTGATTGCCGCCGTTCGCGCCGCCGTCGAAGGCCGGTCTATTGCGCCGAAGGTTGAGAAGCTGGATACTCGCCCCCTGCATTGCTACAACCTAGCCCATATTGATTTCAACGGAACAGAGCATTATTGCTACCGCGCTCACACGAACGGGAACTGGAAAACCAAGCTGTTCCTGAACGGAAACGAATTGCGGTTGCCGCCGAAGTACAAGGACTATTCGCACGAAGATTTACGCTTCTTTGAGTTCAACGGCAAGCTTCACGGTGTCTATGTGATGTCAACGACGGTTGATAACTTCTTTCGCTGCTACGTTGCTTACGGCGAGATTCGCGGGAACGAGATTGACCACATCCAGATTCAGATGCCGGATAACAACCTGCTTGGGATGACCAAGAATTTTGTTCCATTCGTCCATGAAAACCGCTTACATTTCGTGTATGGCATCAAAGGCCAAAATCAGATTGTCCTGGGAGTGGACCGAGACAAAGTGGTTGCCGAATATAAAGCGCCGGCCCCTGCCTGGTCATTCGGTGAGATCAGGGGCGGTTGCATCGTGCCTCACAATGGCGCATACCTTCGATTCTTTCATTCAAGGGCGCAGTATAGCGATAAGACCCAACGCTACTTTGTCGGCACGTCCATCATCGAGGCGAAACCGCCATTCAAGACGCTGGCGGTAAGCAAGCGCCCCATCTTACAGGGCGACGAGTGTTATACCCCTAATTGCCATCATTGGAAGGCGAACGTGATTATCTGCTACGGGTGCATAAAACAGGGGGATAAATTCCTTTTAAGCTGTGGAAGAAATGACGCGGAATGTATCATTGTTGAGTTGAGCGAGAGCGACTTAAACCTATGAAAAAGCCTGAAAATTTCGACCGATGGCAAGACATGCTTCGTCGTTGCTATGATAAAATGCGACCCATGTTCAAATATTATGGAGCGCGGGGCATTCGGGTGTGTGAATTTTTAAGGGCATCCCCAGCCAATCTTACGGCCGTGCTTGGCAAGCAGCCTACAAAAAAACATTCAATGGACCGGAAGGAAAATGACGACAATTATTCATGCGGCGCTTGCGCGGAATGTCTATACAAAGGATGGAAGCTGAACCTTCGTTGGGCAACGCCTGTTGAGCAATCAAGAAACCGGCGATTTGTTCACCGAATAGAGGTTCATGGTGAAATCCTAACTCCGCCTGAAATCGCCGACAAATACAAGATTCCATACCGCACCATAAAAACCAGGATGGCGAACGGCGAGACGGGCGATGCTCTTGCATTACCTGTGACCAAAACAGCAACCTATCGGTATCAGGGTAAGATGCGTTCCATCCCACAAATAGCAAAGCTTTCAGGCGTTCCAAAGAGAAGGATTTATTTGCTTCGAGAGCAGTATGACGATTTTTTAAAAAAAATAGGCGACTATCCCCTCACGACAAGTAATGAAAAATAAGCCAAAACTTTTAGACCTTTATTGCTGTGCCGGTGGCGCAGGCGAAGGCTATCGCCTTGCGGGCTTTGATGTGACCGGCGTTGACATCCAGCCACAGCCGAAGAATCCGCATCGTTTCGTGCTGGCCGATGCGTTGGAATATTTGGCGGAACATGGGCACGAATACGACGCAATCCACGCCTCGCCGCCGTGCCAAGCCTACACGAAGGCGGGAAAGCAATGGCGAAAAGAAGGCCGCGAATATCCAGACTTGATTGCATCTACACGCGCTGGTTTGGAAAAGACAGGAAAGCCATGGGTAATAGAGAATGTGCCGGGAAGTCCGCTGCAAAATCCAATATTGCTGAACGGTTCAGTGTTCGGAATCCGAGTCCACAAGCCGCGACTGTTTGAAACCAGCTTCCCCATTGAACAACCGGAGGTGCCGTCGATGAAACCTGTTAAAATGGGCCGTCCGATTAAAGACGGTGAAATAGTTCAGCCCGTTGGTCACTTCTCTGGTGTTCGTTACGCCGCCAAAGAAATGGGACTGTTATGGATGGGGCAAAGTGAACTGGCGCAAGCTATCCCGCCAGCCTATACAAAATGGATAGCAAAATACCTCTTACTTGTCGTGAGGGGATAGTCGCCAAAAAATATGAACATCTTCGACAAAATTGAAACCGTCCACGCTTCCACCGAAGGGTGGTGTTCTCAAAAAAAAGCGTTCACGCTCGCCGCCATCGTCATTTCAACCCAGCCAGAAATCAGCGTTGAGATCGGAGTCTTTTACGGCAAAAGCCTCCTACCCGTCGCGCTGGCACACCAGCATATCGGCAAAGGCGGCGTTATCGCCATCGACCCATGGATGGCGGAAGCGTCCATCGCCGGCCAAGTGAATCCCCAGGATGTTGAATACTGGAACCGTCAGCACATTCATCAAACCGCCTACGAAGCATTTCGTAAAAAGGTGTACGAGCTTGGCTTGCAGAACATGGTACGCATCGAGCGCAAGAAATCGGACGACTTTGAGCCGCCGGCCGACATCGGGCTTTTGAGCGTGGACGGAAATCACGGCGAGCAGGCGATTCGGGACGTGGAGCGATACGCCCCGAAGGTGAAGCGCGGCGGCTTCCTCGTCGCCGATGACATTGAATGGACCGGCGGCGCGGTGGGGAAAGCAATCTCCCTGTTGCCTGGAATGGGCTTTGTGGAAATGTATCGGGTGAAGAACGAACAAGAATCTTGGGCGGTTTTCCAGCGTCTATGAAAATTCTACATCAAGGTTTGCCGCAAGAGCCTACTTTGCGTGGTAGGTGTGAAAAATGCCAATGCCGAATAGAGTGTAAAAAGTCGGAAACAACAACGCTTGTTGACCGTGATACTCAACCAGGCATGGCAACCCAGCATGTAAAATGCCCGAACTGTGGAAATGAATTTTTATGGGTCAAATGAAATCTTTAACCGTCGTCTATGTGACCAGCAGGCCGGAACCAGAATTTGAGTGGTTCATGGACTCCCTTCACTCTCAAATAAACGATTGGGAGCATGTTGAAATTGTCATCGTCGATTCGCTTCGCGGCAAGCGCCCGCTGGGGACTGAAATAAATCCCGACTATCATCTTCCGAAATTCAATAGCGTCAGGTTTTCAGTCCCAAAGCCTACTATTTGGCAGGGGGAGCATCGCATCACGAAAGAGGATTGGTGGGATGTCTCCAACGCCCGCAACACCGGCATTTGCCTTTGCCGTACCGAATGGATTGCCTTCCTTGATGATCGGTGCGTTCTCATGCCGACCTGGTTGCAAGCCATCCGAACCGCCATGGAAGGCAATTACGCCGTGTGTGGGACGTACGAGAAGCGGCACAACATGACAGTCGAGAAAGGCGTCATCAAAAATGGCGGCATCGTGACCGGGCGTGACAACCGGGACAACGGACGCGAGCCCTTCACACGCGCGGCTGACGGCGGTTACTGGTACGGTTGCACGAACGCGCTGCCCTTGGAATGGGCGCTTCAGGTCGGCGGCTATCCCGAGGATAAATGCGCCGGCTTGAGCTTCGAGGACATTCCGTTTGGGCTCATGCTCAGAAACAACGCTTACACGATACGCTTCGACCCGACCATGAAGATGATCGAGGACCGGACGCCCGAGAAGCTGGGGACGGTGATGAAGCGGAGCGATTACGGGATTTCACCGAACGACAAAAGCCATGCGGTTTTGCATCACTTCCGCCAGGCGCGGCATTCGGGCAATTCGTACGACATTCGCGCCGTGCGGGATGCGGTCTTGCGTGGGGAACCTTTTCCGCCGCCGAGCGCGAGTCATAATGAATGGTTTACGGGAAGGCCGATTGCGGAGCTTTAGTTAAGTCCACTCCAAAACTACTTTTCCGGCATCGGAAAGCCGTATAAGTTTTTCGGTTTCATGGCACCACACCAATTCTTTTGGAATCATTTTTGCGAACGGCCAAACGGTAGAGCTTACAGGTGTCCATCCATCGGCTCTTTGGTCTTTTAAAATCAGGCGCATCAAGTGCCTGTGTTCTGCGCTCAATTTCTTACTCATGGCTTTTCATTGGTTAGCGATCCCATCAACGCGAAAACGGCAGCGCGACACTTTGGGTCTTTTCCGCGCTGCCACATACCTTCTACATTTTGAGCGGCCGCCCGCTCACTGCAACCGCTTTCGGCTTGGCAGAGGCGCGACCCATCGCAGCCACAATCCGGAAAGCAGCAATTTATGATCCTGTCACCGCTGGTTGGATTGCCGTATTTATCAACCGGATCATCTTCCGACAATGGCGCATTTTTCATAGTATCATCTCCCCGCAGTCCTTGCACACGTCGATTGCCTCCGGCGAGCATTGGATATGCTCAATGGTTGGATGCTTGCATTCGGCCTGAATAGCATTCGATGCCCGGCGTAGCTCGCTAACTGCCTTGGCGTGACGAATGTCTTCTTCCGTCTCAAGCTTTTCCTGAGCAGCCATGCGCTCTTTAATGGATGGCTTGGGTTCTTGTGCGCGACGAACGTATTCACGCCCTTCTTCAAATGGGTTGCCCTGTGGCTGCGAGTATGCGTCAGATAGATTTGCCATAAATTTATACAAGTTCTGCTTGGTGCGGTTCCGGCATGGAGTCGTGTTTCTGCCGATTCACCAATTTTATCAGCGGTCGGCAGTTGGAGTAGTGGAAGGCATTTTTCAACTGGGCCTCGTCGCGTAAATCAAAGCTCGCCAGCGGAATTGTGTGGTCGATCTCCCAATAGGTTCCCCAGTTCTCCCAAGTCATGTTCGCATCAAAGCGTTCTTCTAAGTACGCCTTGTAAAACTCCACCGTGCAGCCGATGAGTTCAAAGGTGCGGTGAGACTTGGCTATGCCACCTTCGCGCAACGCATCGCCAATGGTGCGGCGGGAGCCTTCGCGCAGGCGATAAAGTGGGTCGGTAGCCCACCGAATCTTTCTCAACTCGCGGCGGCGCGGGCCGTATGCTTTTCGATATTCCTTAACCCATTCCTGATTTTTTGAAAGCCAGGATTTCACATCGGCACTCAGCTTCTCTTTATTTTTGTGGTAGTAGGAAACATTTCTGGCCCTGATTTTATCAGGGCTTCGCTTCGCTGACTCAATGGACTGTTTGCGACGCTTCTCCTGATTGGCCGCATAGAAGGCGTTTCCCTGCGCCCTCAATTTATCAAGATTTTTAAGCCTGTAAGCGCGGTAATACTCACGGTTCTTTTCGCGGTTTGCTTCACGCCAAGCCCTGTTGTAGGCCACCATGTCAGGAATTCTTTTGGCCTGTGATTTCTTCTCGATGGTTCTAATCTTTTTCAGATTTTCAGCGCGATATTTACGCGCACGAACATTCGCTGGCGACATTGAAAGTTCTTTACTCATTTTGATTCCATCCTTCTTTTCAATTCGATCATGGCGAGCTTACCGGGGGTTCTTTTTCCATACTCGTACTTCCGATAGGTTGGCAGTGGAATGTCTAAATCCGAAGCCGCCTCCTTCGCAATTCTGGAACCGCGCCACGTTTTTAATTCTTTAGCAAATGTTTTTGACATAACCCAGTGTATCACATGAAAAAGTTGCAAGTCAAGGAATTTGGACTTAATGGTTGGGTGCGAATCGCATTGGTCGCTGAAACCTTTTCGCCAGCAGAGGTTATAGAAGGCTCCCTCACCCTTCCGCAAAAGTTCCCAAACAAACACAGTCCGCGCAAAGCGCAGACGCAACCATAGGTAATATTGTGGCGATTTCATGTTCCTTATTGTCAACTACTTTAGCCCGGCAAACGCCCGTGTACGATAAGGAGTTCCTGAAGGACTTCATTTCGGACATGCCCGGTATGCCCTTCATGGGTCGTCACCAGACGGAAACCTGGGAAGATGGCGCGGAAACCCGCACGTTTGACAAGGTGCATGTCGGCCAGCCCGATTATACCGTTCCCTGGACCCGCCGGGTCGGTACGGATTGCGCGAACACCACGCCCGGGCGCCAGTTCATTGCCGGCGGTACTACCCGTGATACCTACTTCACGGAAAGCAAGGTGGTCACGTCCCAACTGTGGAACCTGGACCAGCTTCGCACCATCCCGAACCTCGCCGGCCAAATCCGCGAGATGTACCGGAACATTCGCCGGATTCCCCAAGGCTTCGTTGCTGACTATCTCCGCACCCGGATGATGTCCTTCAACGACACGCTCTACATCTGTGGCGCGAACTTCGTGGAGAACCCGATCACGACCACGAACATGGACTTCAATGCGAACGTCATCGAGCTTGGCTCGAACGCCGCGCTGCCGACGTCCGACCTGACGCTGACGTACCTGAACTATTACCAGCAGTTGCTTGGTATGAAGGGTTACGACATCGATTCGGGCATGGCGAAGGGTATGCGGAACATGGTCACCCATCAGCGCACTTATCAGCGCCTGGTTGGTCTGAATCCGGAAGTGAAGGCCCAGCTTCACCTCGAAGGCGTCAAGGACGTTTCTCCGCTGTACGAAATCGGCAAGGGCATCAACGCCACCCCGTTTGGCTCGTTCGCCCCGACGTTCGACGATCACCAGTTGCGCTATCAGGATGCCGGCAACGGCTTGCTGACCCGCGTTCTGCCGTACACGAACGTCAGCGCGACCACGGGCTTGAAGCCCCAGGTGAACCCGGCCTACCTGAACGCGCGGTATGGCATCACCTACATCATCCACCCGAAGGCGACGACGTTGTTCACGCCGAAGCCCAAGAAGGTGCATGAAATGATTCCTTCCATCAATTCCTCCATGTGGGGAACGTGGGAGTACAAGAACGGTGACGTGCTGTTCTACCAGAACCAGGACGGGACGACCTGCCAGATGAACAACGACCTGAACTTCCTGTTCTACTGGATTTGCTACCTCGAACTTGGCTTCAAGTACGAACAGCGCCCGCTCGTCCTGCCGATTCTTCACCTGATCGACGGCGCCGGCAAAGCCTGCATGGTGGATAACCCGATTTGCGGCAATGAGCCGCAGTATTACCAGTACCAGACTGGTGATAATCCGCCGATCTGCAACGTCTAAGCGACGTGTGACTGTCACGGGTTGCGCGGTGTTTGAGCCGCCGCGCAACCCTTCTAAGGAAGCTCAAAGATTTTCGTATGATGACCAATCCAAAAGGCCCGGTTCCGGAAGGCGCTTCACAGGCTCCAGGCTCGCCATCGCCCGCGGCCAGCCCCTCCGGGGACGAATCCGAGACGTTCGATGTGCCGATGTCGGCGCTGGGGGACGTTCAGGAGGGCGCCATGGTGACGTGCCGGGTTGTCTCCCTGGACCAGCAAAATGGAACCGCCACGCTCGCGCTGGCTCAAGACGAGCCCGAGCCGGCCGGCGGCACGGATGGCATGGCTGACGAATTCAAGTCGGCCAGCAGCGCGGCCAACTCTCAACCCTCCTAATTTTTATGGCAAATCCGACATGCACCAAAGCCAGCCTGAACATCGCCTGCTTCGATGGGACGGTTCTCAATCCAATCGCCCGCAAGTGGTTCATGATTTGGTTCAAGGTGAACGAACTTCAGCTTATCGGCGGCACGAACTATTTGACCGGCTTGGTATCCGGCGCATCCGGCGGGCTCATCGGTGACACGACGGCTCTCATGGATGAAAAGGTAAGCCTCGACGAGATCGGCCGGCGTCACATCGGACAGTGGGAGCTTGCGGTGTCGTACAATACCGCCCTGCAAGCTGGCATGGCCGCGCAGACGAACAGTCAGATCATGCAATCGGTGAAATGCCTGATGAACGTCCGAGAATCAATGCTGGACCGGATGATTCTGTTCCTCGACTGTCAGCTTGGCGTTCACAAGGCGTATCCGCAATAACCATGGCTGAAACCTGCAAACCGGCTGATTTGGTGCGGGAGTCAGATTGTTTCGAGTGCATCAGCGTGAAGCAACTGATTGCCGTCCAGACCTATTTGCTGGCGGTGAAGGCCGGAATCGCCGCTGACCCGGAAAGCTTGGTGAATGCAAGCGTCTGTTTTAGCTGTCTGCCGGTGAAAAAGTTGCTGGCGATTCAAACGTACCTTTACTGCCAAATTGCACCATGAGCCAAAGTTGCACACCGAAAGACCTGGTTGCCGCCGCCACTTGCCTGGAATGCTTGAGCATTGCCCAGCTTGAGGCGATTCAGGCGTACTTGCTTTGCCAGATCGCCAACAATGGCGGAGGTGGCGGTTCGACGGCCAAAGTTTATCGGGCTTTGCTTACTCAATCTGGTGCTAATGCCCCTGTTGCCACAGTTTTGGAAAACACACTTGGTGGGACACCAGTTTGGTCTTATTCTGCTCCTGGTACTTATGTGGTTACGTTGGCGGGTGCTTTTACGGTTGGAAAGACATTTGTTATATCAGGCTCAACCGCCCAAGTTGGAGATGTTACAATAGGCCTTGGAATTTTAATGGCTGGCGCAACTGTTAATGCCATCGAGGTTCATACATTCGACAACGGTGGTTCAGGGCTTGATGGGATTTTAAATAATACCGCAATCGAAATTCTAGTTTATCCATGAAAACATTTACATCATCCCTACAATCCATGCCGGTTGGGCAAGGTCTTTCGCTGGCCATACCCCACGGCCTTGATTCCGTTCCGGCCGTCGTTCGTGGTGTTCTGGTATGTGAAGCGGCAGATATAAACACCGGCCTTTTGCCGGGGCAGGAAATCGACGTTCTTTGCCTGTTTGAGCCAGTCGACCCGGACAGTGGAAAGCCCGCGCCTGCCGCGAGCGTGTTTGCGGATGCCAGCAACGTGTATCTGAACAGCAGTAGCATCTATCCCGGCAACGAAACGAACGTCATTATAGCCAACAGTGGCGCTCCCGGTGTCATTCAGGACTTCAATAATTTCAAGCTCAAGCTCTACGCTCTGGCTTTTTGATGAAAACTTTCGCCTTAACCTTGGGTTTGGCGCTTCTGTCGGTCCTCACAAGGGCCGACATCGTTTTTACTTGGACCAACTGCCCGAACCGGCTCGCCGGCTCCGCCACGCTCGTTTGGCGCGGGACAACCGCCCCCCTGAACTATTCCGTCTCCTACTCGACCTTTGGGACGAACCTCGTATTTCCTGATGCGGCCCTGACGCCTGGCTTCAATTTCTTCGCCGTTCAGCAGATTGCCACGAACGCCGCCGGCCAAGTCTCCGCTACGATCATGTCGGGCGAAATTCAGGTCCAGGTGAACCCCGCCGTCAATGTGGACGTGCGGACGATGGCAAGCACGAACCTTGGCATGGGCTGGACGGTTGTAGGCCAGCAAACATTCACCTTCCCGACCGCGGACGCCCAGCAACAGTTTTTTCTGACCCAACAGCGTATCAGCCGGACGAACATCGTAATTTTACCCCCACACCCATGAGCGAAAACCTTTTGATTGCCTTGTTCACGATGTTTGGGGGATGGTGCCTCCTTCACTCGGGAATGATTTGGTCTGCCAAGCAGGACTCTAAAAAGATGTTCTTGGCACTCGAACTGTACTTCAAAAAGATGGAGGCAGCGGCTTTGGAGGTATTGCACAGCCCAAATAATCACTTGGGGCTGGATTATTACATAGACAAGTATCGGGAGGGTCACAACGACATGACAAATGAGGAATGGATTGAATTCCATGAAAAATGCGAGCGGCTATCAACTGACCCTTCCGTTACCGTCGAAGAAAAACTCGCGGCGGCTCAATTTCTGGCTATATTTGGGGCGTTGGTATCCCTGCACAAACTGTCTCGGGTTCCGCCTGAATTGCGGGATAGGCTGATAAAAAACCGAAAATAAACCTAAAACTATGAAAAAAATCCTCGTCCTACTGTCGGCTGTCACCCTGTTCGTGGTGGCAGGTTGTTCCACGTTCGATAAAGCCGCGCTGACGGCAACGCCGAACATCACCCCGGCGGTTACGAATGCCGTCACGGGCGCTGTCACCCCGCCGGCTACGAATACCACCTATGCGCCCAATCCCGCGCTTGTGGCGGGCATCCAGCAGGCGCAGACCTATACCGGCCTGATTCCACCTCCATACGGCACGGCTGTTGATGGTGTGCTTGCCCTGGCGCTGGCGGGGCTCGGGCTTTACGCTCGATCAAAGAACGGCAAGCTTTCGACGGCGAACAGCGTCATTAATGCCGTGGTTTCCGGCGTCGAGGCGGCAGGGCATCCCGAGACGAAGGTTGCCATCCAAAAGGCGGCAGTTGCGGCCGGCGTACAGGGAAGTCTCGAGCCCGTTGTTCAGTCCGTAGGGCAGCAAATGAAGGTTTAGCCGGTCCAGGACCATTTACCGCCGCCTGGCTTACGTCAGGCGGCGTTTTTATTGCTTCGACCAGTGGGTAAGACCGCATTTCATGCACTTCACATAGTCACCTTCGCCGGTGTGGGTGACAATCCGGCTCCCGCCATGGAACAGGAGGCAGGACACCGCGGGGTGAAGCTTCCCGCGCCGATCTAGTTCCGTCAGGATGATGGACGCAAAGATGATGATGGTGATGATGATTGCCGGCAGTATGACTAGCCAGATCAGAAGCGAAGTCGGCTCGATGGCGCCGCCGTAAGTGTGGTTTATGAGTTTCATTTTTTGAGCGCGATACAGACGAGAAGCATAGCCAAGTCGAAGGCGATGCAGATACAGGCGGCGACGTGAGAAATCATTTGGTTGTGGGTTGGGTGGGTTGGAGGGCAGCAGCTAATTTGTGGGCAGCAAGCACACAATCATGATTAGGGTTTCCGGCCAGTTGCTGATAGACTTCTTCGATTACTGTCTTCATCTTCCTCTCCCGCTCCAACAGGGCCAGCGCGGCTTGGGGAGTGACTCTAATGGTCGCAGCATTAAAACTTTTCTCGCAAGTTTCTGTCCAAGACTCTCCGCAATTGATAACTGACCGGAAGAATGCAAGACACTGACAAGCCTTTTCATGCGCCTCACTCATCACCGCCATTTGAGCGGTGGCGAGGGTGAGTTCTTCACGCAGTAGTGCTTGGGCTTCGTCAATTTCATTAAGTGCGTGACTGTGGCCAAACTGATTTGACCACTCAGGAGATTTGCCAGTGATTAGATAATAGGATTGGCTTAACGCCTGCGCTGCGTCATCGCGTTCGCCAACCGTTCTGTTCAAGTCCTGCTCCAACTCCTTCACGCGGGAATGGGGGGTGTCGCGTTCAACTGAATGTGCAAATCTTGCATCATCACGATGTCTTAAAGCCTCCGCCAGTTCGCGTTCGAGTTGGCTGATTCGTTCGTCTTTGTCCGCATGGCAAAGCTGAACAAGGTTAGAATAACCACAGTTGCATGGCGTTCCTGCGTATGGTTTGCCTGACAGGTCAAACAATCCGCCGCAATTAGGACAGGTTTTAAGACTATCAGCCTCCGTCCTCGGCGTTGGTGGGGTGGTGGGTGTGGTGCTCATAAATCCTCTTTTCCAAGCAGCCATTTGAACCACTTAGGTTGCGCCAGGCTGATACAGTCCTGGGAACAGTTCGGGCTGCCGTGACACCTTTTACCATGCCTCATTTGATAAGCGTGGTGGGTTTCAGTCTCGGGGACATCGACGAGCTTGGTCCAGCCAACCGTATCACTGAACCAGATCAGGAACCCGAACCAGTTATCGTGAACTGACTGGTGAAGCGCCTGCTTGAACATTTCCCGAACGGCGCCCCACTTGCCCCCGTAGTAGCTTTCCACAACAAGCTGGCATTCCATGTTTGCCATCGGCTCAATCTTCATGATGAAGCGCGCGTTTGGGTCGGCGCAATGTGCGACAAGGCGCTCGCATCGTAGCTTGAACTGTTCCGGCCTTCTCGGGAATTTACGCTTCTTGCTCATAGCGCAGCGTCCCGAATGTTGATCGAGCAACCCGGTTGACCGCCCTGGACGTACTGCTTGACGACCTTCAGGATGACAACCTGTGCATCGTCGCGCCACGCTCCAACTTCGGTCAGCACGTCCATTACAGCCTTCGCGTAATTGTCCGCGTCAGGTTTTTTGTCGGCGAATTGCGGAGCGTTCGGTTTGAGGATTCCCTTGGAATTGAAGTGAGACTTTGGACGCGGAATATTGAAACACAACGTCAGCATGATCGGTACTTCGACCTGGACCCAGCCAGGCGCCGCCGCCGGCCACGCGCCTGTAATTTGCTCCTTCCACACCGCGCACGGGTGGCGTTTGGTTACGCCAGTCGTTTTGTTCTTCACCGTTGTTGGCGTGTAAATCTGCGTGAACTTGCCCGTGTAGCGGGCTTTGATGCGAGGCTGGCCGGCGGGTTCGCCGAAAACGTAGAAGGTTAAAGGTTCAAACATGAGCCGACTTTGCGCCAGTCGTTTCAAATTTGCAAGAAAAAAGTTTGACATAGTGAACCACTTTTGTTTAATGTAGTGAACCATGAGCCGCAGAAATTTAGAACTTGTCAGCGCCAAAATCACAATGACCCGCATTCAAGCGGGTTTTACGCTGCCCCAACTCGCCGCCCGCGCGGAGATCAGCAAGGGCAATCTTTCCAAAATCGAATCTCACGCAAGCAACCTTTCCGTCGATACGCTGCTCAAGCTGGCGAAGGCATTGGGCGTTCACCCCGCAACTCTCCTGCCAAAATGAGCAAAATAAATAACAATCCCCTCGGCTGGCATTACCCGGCGGGTTGCTCTGACAGGGACATCGAGCGTCATTTCGGAGGACCGGATGAATTGCCGATGAAGGAATGTCCCGAGTGCGAAGGCTCCGGCAAGGTGATGGACGACGGCGCACCTGACGCCGTGCCGGTGACGTGCGGCAAGTGCAAGGGCGAAGGCGAGGTCGAAATGACCTACGAGGAAGCGGCTGAACAGGCTGCTGATGCCCGCGCCGAAAAAGCCGACCGCCAGCGCGACGACGACATTGACCGTCAGATGGGGCTTTGAATTTATGAAAACACTTATCCGCAAAAGTGAGGCTCAAATCACTCCAACGCCGGAGGAACTGGCTGACTGCTGGTGTTCCATGGATGCCGATGAGCAGGCTGAATTTTTCAATCGCGTCGGGTTAGCCGTCGAGGGGTGGGACAAACCCTTCTGCTTCCAGCTTCAGGCAATTCAGGATTGCCCCAAGCTCAACCACAAGGCGCGATTCGTCATGCACCAAATCGGTCAATACTCTTAACTCAACAAAACCACAACTTATGAAACTGAAAGAAATCTGCATCACCGAAAATGCCAACTGGCAACCCAACCCCGGCCAGTACACGGCAAAAATCAAATACGAAGGCCAAAACGGAGCCATCGAAATGAGATTGGACGAAAAGGTGTCCGAAGCTTTGTTGATCTGCATCGGCGAAACCATCACCGCCTTTGCCGCCAAAGCCGCACAGCAGGTGCAGAGTAACATCATCGCCAGCATCAACGAGGCGAAGAAACCGCAACTCGAAGCCAAGACGGTTGAAGGCTGACAATCGGTGAAGAAATGACCGGAGAACCACTATGAAGAACGCCACCCCAACCCCACCCGAACAACAAAGCCTTCAGGTCGTAGGACCGGAACCAGGCGCCGCGCTGACCCAACGCCAGCAATCCCCGCCGCCGGCCGCGTTCGACATCGAAAGCATGTTCAAATTCGCCATCGAAAAAGCCGCCGGCCCCGAGGCGATGACGACGCTGATGAACATCCGGCGCGAGCTTAACGCGGAGGCGAGCAAGAAGGCCTTCGATGAGGCGCTGTCAGCGTTCCAGGCTGAATGCCCGGTGATCGTGAAGGGCAAGATTGTTCCCAACAAATCCGGCGATGTCGCCTACAAGTTCGCGCCGATTGAGAAAATCGAGGAAATCATCCGTCCCATCGAGCGCAAGCATGGATTCACGCACACCTTCGACACGGACGTAAATAGCATTCCAGGTTTCGTCATCGCCAAGGTCATCGTCACCCATACCGGGGGTCATACGCGCGAGTCTGTCATCAAGCTTCCTTTGGGTAGCCAAACAGCAATCATGTCGAACACCCAAGTCTATGCCGGCGCGATGACCTTTGCCAACCGGCGGGCGCTGGCGAACGTGTACGGGCTCGTCCTGGCCGGCGAGGACATCGACGGCGCCGACAAGAAGCCCCGCCCAACCGGGCCTTCACAGCCGAAGGCGGAGGCATCCGGCACACCCGGGGGTGAATTGAGCGCGGCCAGAGATCGGCTTTGGAAATTGCTGAAGCCCGTCGTCAGCCAGAACAAGGACTGGAATCCAAAGACGTGGGACGGTCACAATGCCTGGCTCCGCAACGCCAAGATCATCACCAAGCCCGAGACGAAGGTTGAAGCCCTGCCCGTCGAGGACGTGAAGGAAATTATCGAGAAGGCTCAAATCGTGCTGGGGGATATGTGACCTATGGGATTACCACAGCCACCAAAGCGGAAAAAATGCTCGAATTGCGGGGGCAAGAAATGGTTTCAATCTGCCATCGGCTTGCTGAGTTGCCAGATGTGCCATGCCACCGGAGAAGGCGGCATCGATGTTGAATGGTTGGTTCAGGACTGGCAACGGCTGAAGCGGCTTGAGGAAAAGGAGCGCGGGACACCTGAATGGCTGTCCCAAGCATTGAACGAAGGTGATGGAACTTATAAACCCTGATTTATGTTTAAAAACGCCAAAGTCGTAACTGTCGGCGCTGATGCCGCCGAATATCACAAGCAGGACAAACCGCGCGGCTCACAGTCGTTCGTCATGTCGTCATCGTCGCTCCGCCTGTTCGCCGCCTTCCCGTCGAAATGGCGGGCCGGGTACGAGTTGCCGGCCTCCGCTTCCCTCGAATACGGTTCATTGTTCGACATGCTCGTTCTGACGCCCGACCAGTTCTCGAAGCGGTATGTCATGCAACCCGAGAAATACCAGTCGAAGGCGCTGCGCTGTCCAAACTGCGGTTCGGTCAGCGATGCGGCCAAGTGTACAAAGTGCAAAAAGGAGCGCGAGGAAACGCTGATCGAAAAGGATTGGAACAACAATTCGGACACCTGCCGGGCTTGGGTCCAGGACCAGACCAGCAAGGGGGTGGAGATAGTCTATGCCCAGGATTACAACGATGCCAGTGATGCGAAGAAGCGGTTGCTGGCAGATGCCCCCATCAAACGGTTTCTGGATGCCTGCGAGAAACAGGTTTGGGTCGTCGCCGAGTGGCAGGATGAAGCCACCGGCCTGGTTATCCCCGTGAAGTGCCTGATTGACCTCGTAGCCCGCACGGATTCGGATTTCCCCAAATCCATCGGCGATTTGAAGTCCACTAAGAACGCCCATCCGATAGCATGGGCGAAATGGGCGAGCTTCGCGGGGTACGACATCCAAGCAGCTTGGAACACTGACCTGTTCGTTGCCGCCACCGGACGCGAGATCGTGAACTTCTGTTTTGTGCTGTCCGAGAACTTCGCGCCTTGGGAGATTGGCCGGCGGTTCATGTCCCAGGACATCGATGAGCCAGGCATGGACGCCGGCTCGATCGCTTCCGGGCGCCGGCAATACCGCGCCATCCTCGCCGACTATTGCCAGTGCCTCAAGACCGGCAAATGGCCGGGGTATGATGACACGGACGAGGCGAGCGCGGACGGCTGGACGCTCGTAACTCCCAACCCGTACGACGAGCAGCGCCGTTTGTTCGCGCCGAAATACCAGTTCAAGGAACCAGGTGAGGACGATGCGGACACCCTTCCTGAAGACCCCAACGGGGATGTCATCCCCTGAAAACAAATTCCCCGCGACCAGCTTTAAAGAAGATACGGCGCTGGCCGCGGGGTTGAAGGCGTAAGTGCCTTCAAATCTTCATGGCTTCAAACGCTGCTTGGATGAACTCCGCCGCGAGGACCGGATTGATAGCGTTGCCAAAACCAGTGATGACAGCCATTCGCGCGGGAAACCCATTAACCAGCGGGAATGCTCCGGGTTCAAAACGCCGGGCTTTACCGTCCCGGCATTGGGCGATGCAATACCTGGACCAGAAGCCGGGAGAACTTCCGTGATATATCCGCCAGTCCTTCCCGTCGCTATCCGTGAAGGCCGCAGGTTCTTCCGGTCTATCACATCCATGGCTGTGCACGTCGGCCAGGGCGTCAATGGCTGCGCGGCTTGGTCTAACAACGATTGGCCGGTATGCGCCCCCCCGCGCCTTCTTGTCCGCGTCCGTCTCCGGGCTCCCCCTCGTCGCATCGCAACAGTTCGGAGTCGCCCAAGGCGCCAGCGGCGCCCCGCCGTGAACGACCTGGTTCGCCAGTTGGTCAACAGCAATCCAGTGGAGTCTTGGGCGGTTATGCGGCGCTTTGACGCCCGCAGAGCAGAGATCGGCGCCCCCGAAGGCATAGCCACCGTTTTCCATGTCAGAACGAACTCGGGCGAGCCATCCAAATCCATCCTTCTTTGCAACCTGCTCACCAAGGACGATTGCAGGACGGCAGATGCCGATGAGGTTGCGAAAATACGGCCACAGATGGCGCTCGTCAGCTTCTCCCAATCCCTGTCCAGCAACGCTAAACGGCTGGCATGGGCAGGAGCCGGTCCACAGGGTATGCTCGTCGCTGATGCCGGCGAGCCGGAGGGCGAGACTCCACCCGCCGATGCCGGCGAAGAAATGGCATTGCCGGTATCCGGCGAGGTCTTTTGGTGTGACATCTTGAATGTTCCTTTCGTCTATGTCGCCGGCCGGGATGCTTCCCTGCTCAATCAGGGCGCGGAGCCACTGGACGGCTTTTGGGTTGTGTTCGTTGTAGTAGTTCATTCGCACAGTCCTGACTGACAGGGCGCGTGTGAATCGTCCTGGTTAAAATCTTCTTCCTCCAACATTTCGGCGGTGATCGCCAGCTTTGCCCCGCGCTGTGTCATCGACCACTTCGCCACGTCGTCAATCGTCGCCACGTTCATGGCGCCCTTCTTGGTCATCACCGGACGGGAACGGAACCTTTCCGGAACCGTCTTGCGATGGAACCACGATGAATAATCGGTGATGCTGCCCCGGGAAACCCGGTAGGCGCTGACAACCAATTCCCACACCCGGTAAATGGTAAGCACCTCGGGACGTTTCCGCAGCGTCCTCCGGACGTCGGGTTTGTTCGACATGATGCAGATGCGACAGCCAACCCGCTTCCATCCGAGCGTGTACAGCGGATTGATGGGCAGCTTCCAGCGGCGATGCGCGTCCCACACTTGCGCGATGGTCCAGGTGAGCAGCGGACGGCGTACGCGACAGCCGAAGATGTCGTTGCCCCATTCCTCCATCATGCTGCGCTCAATCGATTCGTTCGCCCGCACTCCTGAATGGCTTACGATTTCGTGTCCCTTCGCCCGCAGTTCGGCGATGTATTTCTCAAGCGGTTTGATCTTCAGGAACTCGGTACAGAAGCGCGTCTTGGCCGATGGAAATCGCCCCTTCCAGATGGCGAGCGCGAGGAACAGCGGGAACATCCAATACTTCTCGACCCAATCGCCCGAAGCCCGCAGGTACACGACTGGCGCCACCCCATGCTTCAGGCAATAGGCGTTCAGGTCTTTGATTTGCTGATAAACCTCGTCGTATTCGTTTTCCGTGTCCGTAAAGACACAGATGATGCTGTCCCTGGGGTAACCGCTCTCATGGATTGCCCACCCCAAAAGCGCGGTGGAGTCCTTGCCGCTCGACAGTCCGATGAGGTTCAGGCGTGACATAGCTTCTCGTAGATTAGGCAGGTTGCAACGAACGCTTCAAGCCCGCCGTCGTAGTGGCGCCGCACTCCTTCGATGATTTGGTCATCCGTCAGTTCGGCGATTTCCTCGGGGTCCAGGTCGGCCCAACAACAGTCTGCCACCCACTCGCGCATCGCCTTGATTGTGGCAATGTCGAATTGTGTCATCGGAATTTGCCGTTCGGATATAGGTAGATTGCGTTTCATGATTTTTTCGCCTTGGTTTTTGCCTGTGCCTGGTTCTGAGGCAGGCCGGGATGGAAGCCTTCATCCTGTGCGATTTGCCATGCCTTCACCCACAATTCCAGCGTCGTCTCGTCGTTCAGGTCGGCGCTGGCCGGTTGGCCGGTCACGATGGCGAAGGCCTCATCCATCGCCACGTTCGCATCGCAGAACTCATGCGTGGCACAGATGTTTTTGTTCGGGTTCTTGCGGTTCATGATGACCACCTGCGAAAGCTGCAACGGGGTCAGCCAGCGCCGGATGATTTTGGAGAATTCAACCGCCAGCTTGCGCGGCGTTTCTTCCGCCCGGGCGCGGTCCAGGTCAGCGCGTACGGCGTCCACGTCGTCCATGATGATGGGCTTCATGCTGTCGCCTCCAAGTAGGCCTTGCGCGTGGCTTCGCTCCGTTCGCGGGGCGTGGCCTTCAGGCAATAGGCGGAAAGTTCAAGATCGGATTCCCAATCCCACCCCGCCGCTTGCGCGGCGTCGAGGGAACGCTGAACCATTTCGTTGTACTCGTCCGACTCCACCCCGCTGCGCTCGTCAATCTGCGCCAGCGTTATGGCTGTCGTCATCATGTCCAAGGCGGCTTGGCTCCGCTTCGGCTTCACCGGCACGAATGCCGCGAGGCTGTCAGCCAGTCCATAAAGCCGGTGTTGGGTTGCCAGCACGACGATGCGGTTCAAATCCGCCTCCTTGTCGTGCTTGTACTGTGTCGCAAAGTCGAACGCCCAAATCAGGGAATTCAGCTTCGCCGTTTGCGGTGTCACTTCGATGGTGGTTCGTTTCATAGGTCAATAGTTGAAATATCCGAGTTCGCGCATACTGGTGTATTCTTTTTTGCCGCCGCCCGCCTGCCCGAGAATGATGTGGTCAACCACTTCAATCTTCATCATCTGCCCGGCTCGCATAAGTTCGCGGGTCACCTTGATGTCAGCCTCGCTCGGGCTGGGGTCACCGCTCGGGTGGTTGTGGCACAGGATAATCCCCGCCGCGTTCATCACGATAGCCGCCTTGAACACTTCCCGGGGATGGACAAGCAGCGTGTCCAACGTGCCATTGCTGACAATCTCGAAACCGATTGGCTTCTTCCGCGTGTTCAAGCAGATGACGATCATGTTCTCCACGTCGGGACGGTAAATCAGCGATTCCCCAAGCTTCGGGCGGAGGTAGCGGTTCACGATGTCGGGACAGTCGAGCGCGGCGTCGTCGCCCAAGCTCGGGGCGTCGTTCAGGCGCATTACCTTAAATTCTCCCCCCTGAAGCTTGGCAAGCCACGTCGCGGTGTTCTTGATGGTTCTCATGGCAGGTCAATCGTTTCGGTGTCCATGTCGGTTTCCAGAAGCTTCGCTTCCGCCGCGTCCGTGCTTTCCGGGTCACGGTCATCAACGCGCAATTCAATCACCGCCAGCTTCAGCTTGCGCGGCGTCAAAATCTTCACACTGCCGTTGCTGCTGTCGATGCAGACATAAACCGTATTTTCAGTGTCGAGATTCATAATTTTTTTGGTTTTGCCCGGGTTTGACTGGCGCCCCAAACGGGCGGCGCCAGCCAGTCACCGGAGCGAATCAGGCAACCGGCAAAGCCTCCTTGGTTTCAAGCAGGGACAGCGCGAGCGCGCCCGCTTCCAAAGCCTGCACGATGCGCTTCTCGTCCCGAATCTGCCGCGCCATCGCTTGGGCATAGTGCGCGACCAGATCAATCTCCAAATCTTCACTCGCGCTGATTGCCTTCTCACGGGTCTTGTGCGCGTCCTCCAACTTCTCGCGGCTGATGCAGGTGCCGAACACGTCGAACACGCAAGCCCGGAAACCCCGGCGGGTGTTGTTCATGTCGAGCGCATCGGAGCAGGTAACCCGCAGGAGCAGCCCGCCGTGCATCACCGTGCAACCCACGATGCGGCTGTGATGCCACCGCAAAGTGTCGTCGTCAACATAGTGCGTCAACCCCTTCAGGTTCCGCTGTGCGTTCGCCTTGTTGTCGTTGCTCTTGGTGTCAAACGGGAGCTTGTGCAGCTTCCCGAGGGCGGAAATAATGCCCTTAATCTGTTCGTCTGTGGTGTTGGTTTTCATGTGATTCGCTTTTGTTATTTGGTTTTGATTTTCTCCATCAGGGACGTGACACGCACACTCAACAGGTGAGCCACCCCGCCGCAGACAACCCACACAAACAGGTTGCGCCCGTCGCCCACTTCGGCGCTGACGAATTGCTTCAGGTCGTCCCATGTTTGAAACGGGCCTTCCTTCGGCGAGCGCAACCCGCGACTTGCGAGCCAGTAACCGCTTGCCAGCTTGGTGAATCTCATCGTTTTGTGTTGCATGACACCTGAACAATAGCAGCGCCCGTGCCAACCAAAACACCCGCGCATTTATTGGGGTTTCCACGTTTGAGACACCGCCGATTGTCCCGAAACCAGGCATGTCCAAAATGCACAGTGTAGAAACAGGACAGTCAGTGTCCCAGGCGTGGACATTGCCCAGGACCAGGACAGTTTGACAAATCCAGCCTTCCCGCGCATGTTCCACGCATGAAAGCGCCAAACTTCACGTCAGCCAATGCCGCAGAAATGGCCCGACGCGCTACCAAATCCCGCCTTGCCAGAATCCAGCGCGAAAAGGAAGAAGCCGAACGCGCCGCGCGTGAAGCAGCGCCGACGACGGACGACGCGAGACGCGAGCGAACTTTGAAGCAGCTTGACCTGCTAGACAAGATGATTGACGACTCACTTGCCGCCGGTTCTGCCAAGCTTTTCCTTCAGCTATCAGCCGCAAAGGAAAGGCTCTGGAAGCTCGTTTCACCCACGGCTGGCGTCCTGAAGCCCGGCAAACGCGCCGCCGGTATGACGTCGAGGCCAACGGTTCAGCCGACGTGACACCACAAGCGGGCTGCGTTGCCGATCTCGTTCCGGCCTTTCGACACCCCAACAGGTTGTGTCTTGTGGTCGGGGGTCTTGCTCCTGCTGAAGATTCTGCGAGCCGAAAACCACAAACACGCATAAACCCCAATGATTGCGCGGGTTTTGTATTGAACATACCTATGATTGTGTGTCCTTAATTCGTCGCGGCCTTGTGGTGTCGAGGATGGTCGATGGTCGGGCGAGGTAAGGAATCTCTTTTGCCAGGCGCGACCGTCCCCACACCCTGCCGCCGGCACCCCAAAACGCGATTGCCCCGCGGTTTTGCGTGACTCCCCTCTTTGAAAGGAAATGAGTTTTTGGGTTGTGCTGAATTCCTCCCGTACCCTCCTTTATCTGTATCTGTATCTGTATTAGATGACGGTGCGATGACGTGCGATGACATTGGGCTTGCAATTTTAGTCCGATTTTGGGAAGATTTTGGCATGTTTAAAGAGCTTCTTGTTAACAAATTCATGGACAAATCAACCGTCAAAGTCCTCACCGCATCGCAGATTTACTACGAGGGCCGAATAACCTTCGTTGGTTCGGAATACATCACAGTTACGACCATCGATGGGCAGGCATACATTCCGATCTCAGCCATCAACTGCGTTTTTGAATGAACACATGGACACCCCTTTGGTCTGGTATCGTGGAAAGCTCGCTTTGGGCTGAATCCGATGCGGTTCGCATCGTTTTCGTCACCATGCTGGCGTTGAAGGATAGCGACCATATCGTACGTTGGTCGGCCTTTGCACTGGCGCGGAAGGCGAACAAGACCGAGAAGGAGGTTTTGGCGGCATTGAAGGCGCTTTCGTCGCCGGACAAGCGGCGCCTGGAGAAGCAGCCGTTTGACGGCCGGCGGATACAGAAGGTTGAGGACGGCTGGCTGATACTCAATGGAGAGCTTTACCGGAAGAAGATGCAGGAGGAAATGAAGAAAGCCCGCTGGCGGCGGGCGCAGGAAGCCAAGCGGCGGCGCGATGGTGCGAAGGGGCGTTCTACGCCGTTGCCTGGGGAAATGCGGGCGGTTGAGGCGATGGAGAACGGGAATCACGAACTGGCTGACCGGATAGCGGCGGGGGAGGCATGAGCCTGTATCTGCCATATCTCGGTAAGCCGTCCCGTAAGCGTCGGCGCAAGTGGAAACGGCAGCTTTTGAGGCTTAATCCTGGGTTAAATCCCAACTGGTTGGATGCGCGATATGCGATTGCTTTTATCCACACATACCACCGGCACAAGAATTTTTGTTCAGCAACCCAGTTTTGTGGGCGCTCTGCAAAAGACCAGTTGGAAGGGTTTAAGCTATGAGCAAGAAGTCGATCAACTGGAAGGCCGTTAAGCAGCGCGAGGCGCATTTCCTGAAACATGGTGCGTTTCCTTCGGAATTTCCCACCACGGCGGCGAAGGTGAAGCAGTCCAAGAAATCGGTGGTTTTGATTTACGGCCAAGGCAGGCGGTAGGGGCTTGTCAAATCGGCCTGGCTGTGGCAGGGTGGGCTTGCAGAGGTCGTCTAATGTCACAAGACGCTGGACCTGAAATCCAGTGGATGCGGGTGGAATGCCCGCCCTTTGCGCCAATTTCGACAATGAATCACCCGTTCAGGAATCGCCGGCTGTCGCGGCATCCTGGACGGGCTTTTTAATTTTCCCATTTTTCTCTTGCATGGGGTGGGACAGCGGTGATACAACCTTCATGTCAGCGCAAGCTGGCCGGTCTGTGAGAGGACCGTTGCGAGAAAAATGAAACCACGAAATTTCAATGCTGCCGTTGTGCCGACCTTTCCCAAAGGGCGGCAATTCGGTTCCTCCTGCCCGTCCTTCTCGCGGACTCTCACCGGCGCGACGGTAGCATTGAACTTTTGAAGGTCTAATGAAAATTAAAGTCGTCAATAACAGCGTGGATGAACAGGCAAACCACCGCTCTAATTTCACAACCTGCCCCCACTGTTACCACGAAATGAAAAGCGAAGTGTGGGAAAAGGCGGTTACCATCATCGCGCTTGAACCCCGTTGCTACAAGTCCGGTTGCGTGGCGATGATCTCGGAATGCCCCGAATGCTTCAAGCCGTCCTGGGTGCATTGGCAGATGGACCATTTCGACAAATGGAGCAGTTGGCCGAAGCACGTTCAGGAAGCTGTCTCCAAAAAGGGCGAGGCCGTCAAGCTCTCCGCCTTGCGGACATGGGGCCGCTGTATCTGCCATTCCTGCAAGCATCTTACCTCTGGAAAGGTCCAGTTCACCGCATGGCGTGAATGCAAGCGGGGATTCGGGCCGGCGGTGGAAGTCAAAGAAGGGTGTGAAACCTACGAAAAAGTATGAACGACCATATCGCCGTAAAAATTCCGGGCGAAACCGCCTACCGTTGGTACGACCTGCGCGAAATGCGGAAGGCGCCGCCGGCTGATGCGCTTCCGCCCGGCGTCGGGACGGTGATGGGCATTAAGTTTCACGCAACAAACAAGTTTATCGAACGCGAAGATGGCGAGTTGGCGCAAATTTACGAAATCGACGCAACCCCGGGCTCGCTCGTACACCAGGACCAGTTACGCGCGGCGCGGGATGAGTTTAAAATCCGTTGGGAGGATTACAGGCTGGAACACACTGTTAAATTTCCGGGTCGGACAATCGCAGGCGAGCCTTTGGCTTGGCGGTTCTTCCTGATCGGCAAAGGACTGAAACCGTGAATACGCAAACCGTCATCGTCTATCAAATCAGGGATTGGGACGTGCATTTCGAGAATGACCGCAGCCGCAACCGGGCGCGTTGCTCCTTCGTGTGCGTCCCGAACAAACAGCACGGGCTTGGCTTCTCCCGCATCATGGCGGAGCCGGACGGCGCCGCGATTTACGGCATCTGGCATTGCATCGTCGGGGCATGTTCCCAGCAGGCGAAGCGTAACGGCTGGCTCACCGTCGATGGTGACCACAAGGGGAGTCCATGGTTAGTGGATGACCTGGCCTTAAAGTTCCGACGGCCGGCCAAAGAAATCGAGCGGGCGCTCGAAATCCTCTGTAATGACAAGGTGAATTGGATGATACGGCATGAAAGTAACCGTCCAGTCACCGTCAAGTCACCGCCTGGTCACCTAGAAGGGAAGGGAAGGGAAGGGAATAGAAGAGAAGGGGAAGGGAATGGACTGCCAATCCCCCCGGTCTTAAAGACAGCAGACCGGATTAGCTACGAGCGCGAGCTTGGCGAAATAAACCGGGAGCTTCCAAAGCTGGGAAAGCTGTCTGACCATGAGAAGGATGGTAAAAATTACAAGCGCATCCTGACGCTGCGGACGCGGCGCGACACGTTGCGCGAACTGCTGGGGGTTGTCGCATGACCGCCAATGGTAAAACCACCCGGCGGGACCGGTGCTACCTGTTCGGCCGGCGAGCGTTCAGGCTGAATCCGCGGCAGGCGGCTACGGCGTGGGCGAGCTTGGCGCAAGCGGTTGAAAATTTAGGGTCGAAGGATGTGCCGAAGTTTAACGACCTGTTGAATGGTTTTCGCAAGGCCACACTGGAAGGTTTGAAAAGAATATGATCGACTCCGTTTCAGAAAAGGCCAGCGGCGCCCCCGACTTTAGAAAGTCGCGCCGTCCGAAATCGCTTTCCGAGCGCGGGGCGGCGAGCCTGGACCGTCTGCCACCGAACAACCTTCAGATGGAAATGGGGGTGTTGGGCTGCATCATGCTTTCGCCGAACGAGTGCATGATGGAGTGCCATGAGAAGTGGAAAGGGCAGGGCAAGGAGGTGTTTTACGACCTCCGGCATCAGACGATCTACGAACACATTTGCGCGATGTACGAGAAGCGCCAGCCGATTGACCTGATAACCCTGCAAGCCCGGCTGAAGACCGCGAACCTTTTGGAACAGATTGGCGGCATCGCCTACCTGTCACAGATTCAGGACAGCGTTCCCAGCGCGGCGAACCTCGGGTATTACCTGGTTGAAGTTGAGGAAAAGTATTTGCTCCGCGAAATGATTCAGACCTGCACTGGGGTTGTCGGGCGAATCTACCAGTACGAGGGCGAGGTTGACCAGTTGCTTGATGAGGTTGAGAAGGAAATTTTGCGCGTGAACCAGCGCCGGACGGTAATGCCCCTTCCGGATGTGAAAAGCTTGGTGAACAAATCCATCGTTCAGATTGAACAGATGTTCAACCGGAAGGGCGAACTGGTCGGCATCCCCAGCGGATTTCCCGACCTGGACCGGCTGACCGGCGGATTCATGCCCGGTGACATGATCGTGATAGCCGCCAGGCCAAGCATGGGAAAAACGAGCCTCTGTATGAATATCGCCGAGCACGTCGTCATCGAGGCGAAGGCTCCGGTGGGCGTGTTCTCGCTCGAAATGAGCGCCGAAAGTCTGATGACGCGGACGCTTTGCTCGCTGGCGCGGGTGAACATCCGGATGATTCGGGACGGGTTCATGAACGAGGCGGATTTTCCGAAGCTGATGACGGCGGCGGGGAAGCTTTCCAACTCTAAGCTGTTCATCGACGCGACGACGGGATTGACCATCCTGCAACTGCGGGCGCGCGCGCGACGAATGGTGGTGGAGCATGGCATCAAGCTGTTCGTGATCGATTACCTGCAACTGCTCCATTCGAGCATCAAGCGCCGGGAGGAAAACCGCCAGCAGGAGATTGCGGAGATTTCCAGCGGCATAAAGGAAATGGCGAAGGAGTTGGGCGTCCCGGTGATTGTGGCCGCGCAGTTGAACCGCGAGGTTGAAAAAACCCAACGCAAGCCGCGCATGAGCGATTTGCGGGAATCCGGTTCCATCGAGCAGGATGCCGATCTGGTCGGTTTGCTGTACAAGCCGGAATCGGAGGACGATGACGACGAGGCCGGGACGCCGGCAGAGGAACTGGAAGGCATCCCGGTGAACCTCCTGATTGCGAAGCAGCGCAACGGACCGACTGGCGAAGTGAATTTGACGTTCCTGAAACCATACACAAGATTCGAGAGTGCGGCGAAGTTCTCGAATGAAGATGTCCCTGACGGTAAATGAACAAACAAAAAATAAAACTATGGCTACAACATTCACAGAATCAGTAACGCTTGAGCGCCTTAGCTGCGGAAGCTGCGGCGGAGTGTTCGCGTTGAACTATGAAGTCTTGCAACATGCCCGCAACAATGCCGGGGGCTACAACTGCCCATATTGCCGGTCTCGCTGGTCTTGGACAAAGACGGAAGCCCAGCGATTGCGCGAGCAACTTGAGCAGGCGCAGCGCGAACTGCAGCAGGAGAAATGCAATGTGATGACCGAACGCCAAATGCGGGAATCGGTTGAACTGGAAAACAACCGGCTAGGTAAAAAACTGAAGCGCGTTCACAAAGGAACTTGCCCTTGTTGCAAGCGCCATTTCGAGAATCTTCAGCGGCACATGGAAACGAAACATCCTGAAGCCACAAAAAAGGCATGAGAAACATTTCATTCATGCTGACGACGGAACAGGTTCGGTCCAGGACCAAGACGGTCACGCGGCGCCTGGGTTGGAAGAACGTGAAAGTCGGCGAGCGCCTTCAGGGTTGCGTGAAGTGCATGGGTCGGAAGCACGGCGAGCCGCTTGAGAAGCTGGCGGTGATCGAGGTTGTCAGCGTCCGGCGCGAGCAGCTTGTTGCGCTCACCGATAACATCGAATACGGATTCGAGGAAGTGAAACTTGAAGGACTGGCAGAACATCCCTTGGTGATGGGATTCCCGACGCAGTTCATAGATTTTTTCTGCAACTCACACAATGGTTGCCTGCCGTCAACCGAAGTCACCCGCATTGAATTCAAATACGTCTGACCCATGGCGCACCGGAACACCATACGCGCGAAAGCGATCAAGGCCGAGCTTATCGAAAGGCTTGGCGGAAAATGCGAGCTATGCCCCAGCAGCGACGACCTTCAATTCGACCATCGGGACGGGAGCGATTGGGTGTTGAACAAGCTTTCGTATCTGGCACGGATGAACCTTTACAAGCGCGAGGTCGAAGAAAATAAAATCCGCCTGTTGTGCGGGACGTGCAACCGAGCCGTCCGTGTGCCGGGTGAAAAAGGCTGGCAGCGCACCGCCTACGCGGGAATACCATCCGAACGGATACCATTTTAAAATTTCCGGCATGTCGCCGGAGAATCAACCAAAAACGATGAAAACCATAACACGCAGCGTAAAACACACGTTCAAGACCGAAGAAATCGCCAACCTGAACACCGAATTCAGGCAGGCATTTGCCAACCTAAAAGCCGTCGAAGCTGAATTCGATAAGGTGAAGGCGTCCTACAAGGCCAAGACGACCGAAGCCGAATCCATCATGGAAACCCTGAACGCGACCCTTCAGGCCGGCTTCGAATACCGCGACGAAAAATGCGTCGTCGTTCTCAACGCGAAGGACTCGAAGAAGCTGTTCTTCCTCGAACTAATTGCCGCGTTCCTCAGTGAACAATCGCCCGATCCTTTGGACTGGCCGGCGGATAAGGCGGCAATCGTCGAGGCGATGACGGCGGAGGACTTCCAGAAGGAACTCGTCGAGGCCGAAAGCAAATTCGAGTTGTTCAAGGAAATCACCATCTTCCCCGCCGCCGGCAATGACTTCGGCGTTCTGGCGGTTGGCCGGCTGGGTGGCAAGTGGTTCTCCGCGCTCCGCGTGACCATCGGCGGGCGCAAGATCGAGGAACGCCTGGACAGCGAGCAATCCTGTTCCAAGAAGCGGAGCGTCCAGATTGACCGGAGCCTTGGCCGGTTTCTGGTTTGGGTGGAAGAACAGCTTGGCCGCGAGGCGGCGAAGGGCTTCAAGAATCACGTCGAGCTTGTCAAAGCTGACCAGGCCGAACTGGAAGAATAATCACGACCTCTGCAACTGGCGGCGCTGGCTGCTTTCTTGGTAATCCTTCAGGAGAGCATCCAGCCCGTCAGGTTTCTTTTTCTTCTCGATCTCCTGCCCGATGCGTTGGATTTTGAAACCGCGCTGGCGAGCCCCTTCAACGGCGATGGCAAACCAGTCGTACAAGTCGGGCGAAATCTTGATGCGCTCCTTCATTTCGTCCTTCGGCTCGACTTCGACCTTGTTGCCGGCGACGACTTTGAACAGGCGAAGCTGACCTTCGTTCGCAACGATGCGGGGAAGGTTTCGGACTTGCTGGGACTCGATGGCTTCGCGTGTGGAGAACCACATTTCGGTGACAAATTTCGAATAGTGTTCATCGCAACGCTTCAGGCGCTTGCCACCGGATGCCGCCTTGTCCTCAACGTAAAGGTCAAACCGGACGGGCCGCGCGGTGGGCTTGGCGCCGGAATCCACCGGGATGGGGCAGGTATGGCCGAACACCTTGGCAAATGCGTTCCCCAGCGTACCGCGCCCGAATGAATCATAAAATCCGTTCTGTGCCGGTATGTTGGCCTGGTCCATTCGCATCTTCATGAACTCCGCAATCTGGTCTTCAGGCTCGACGGAACTGTTCACCCTGATCGGCAGGATTTCAGGTGTGCCGACTGAAAGAATTTGGATGCCGCCAAGCTCGTACCCGATGCGGATTGAGCCGACAACGCATCTGTCCCCGCCGCCATAGGCCGGGTCACAGGCATAGATGTCCGTAAAGCTTGGACCGTTCCAGATCGGCGCGTCAAAAGCCTTGTTGCGGGTGCAAAGCCCGATGGTGATGACACGGTTGCTCACCATGCCCTTGGATGGCTTGCCGATGGCTTGCTGGTAGAACTGCCAGGAATCTTCGCCGTGAGTGGCCTTCATCAACTCGACGAAATCGCTGCCGATGAGAAACGGGAAGCTGTCCTTCGGCTCGTCGTTGTTCGGCGTGTCGCGCCCGTCGAACGCAACCACCCATGCCTTGTACCAGCGCGAGCGCCATTCCTGGGTAACCTTCGTGTCAATCCAAGCTTCCCAGCCTTCTTCCGGTTCAGCCGCGGTGCACAGCGGGTCTGAAATGTCGGTGGGGTTTCCACCCATGACACCTTTGAAGCCCGGACTGACCATCCAATTTGCGTAAGCGTCCAGAAACGAGGGTTGCATCACCGCCGCCTCGTCGCCGTAGTGCTTCAGGATGCCGTCATTCTTCCCGGGCGAGTGCGGGGGCTTGGCACCCTGAAATTTTCCCATGCCGACAAACCTGCCGCCGGAGACGCAAGGCACACAGACGATGCCACGGTTCAATTCCCGGGCCATTTCGTTTTCGTCGTCGATGTCGTCGGGCGTGATTGCCATGTGCGATTCGAGGATGAAGCCGCCGAGCCAGGACCGTTTTTTCTTGGCGCGATTGAACAGCGTCTTTACGCGACCCCAAACTTTGATCTCAAGCGAACGCTTTTCGGTGGAAGAAATCAGGCTGAAAGATGTCTGCGGAAAGCAGAAGAAATCAATTAGGGCATGGACGGCGAACAGGTAGGTTTTGTTTGAGGATGCCGGGCCAAGAAAGACCGTGATTTTTTCCTGAACGATGCGGGTGATGCCTTTCACAAACCAGCGATGCTGCTTGTCCTCGGGCCAAAGGATGCGGTGTGCGGCGAGGTAATGGGCTGGCTTTTCTTCCACTGGACCCTGCTCGATCATCCAAAATTCGATGTACAAATCATCGGTGCCAACCGGCCAGTTCTTGCCGTATTTCTCGAAGGTGTCAGCCATTGGAATCACAATACGCTTGCCATAAAGGAAATTCCATGCGAAAAGTGAATCGTCATGTCAACGACAAACCCAAACCCATGCGCGTGTCCTTCGCCGGACGTCGTTGCTGTGCCTGGCGTTCAGGGCGCCCCGGGAGCCCCGGGTTCAAACGGAACGAATGGCGTAAATGCCTACACGGTCACGACCCAAAATTTCACCATTCCAACGACGGGCAGCACGGGTACGGTATCGGTGGCGAATGTTTCGTGGATGGTTGTCGGCCAGTTCCTTTTCATCAGTGACGGCACGAACCTGGCTCACTTTCAGATTACGGCGATTCAGGCCTCGCCTCCGGTCATCACGATCAAGGCGCTGGGGAACAACGGCGACACGGCGGCGACGAACGTGATAAACAACGGGGCGAGCGTATCGCCGGGCGGCGTACAAGGATCGAACGGTTTCACGGTCCTGGGAACGAACAGCGCGGCAACCGCCGGCTCCCAAAACGTGACCGCGACCCCGGCACAGGCGCTTTCCGCCACATTGACGCTTGCCGGTTCCGCGAACAAGACCTACCTGCTCATGGCGCGCGTTCGCCTGGACATGGTTGGGGCGACGTTTGCCGCGATGCGAAACGTGACACTCACCTTGCGCCGGACGAATAACACGGGCGCGAACATTTTAAGCACGTCCATCGGGACTCCGATTGTTACGACGGTCACCTATGGCATGGGTGAACTCACGATTTTTGCGACCTACACGACGAACGGGGCATCGGACGTTGTTCAGCCTTTCATCTCGATTGACACGATTCCATCGGCAGGCAATTTGAATGTCGTCGAGGCATCCATCACCGCGCTGGAACTTACTTAATGTGGCGACTGAATTTAAACCGCAAACGCTGATAGATTTCATTTCGACCTTGGAGGGGGGAATGAGCGGAGGTAAGTCGCCGCTGTTGATTCCAAAAAATCAGATTTCATTCGGTCAGAACCTTTCCCTTCGCGGCGGATTCGCCCAGCCAAGAAATCCGCTTCAGGTTAAAAAGCTCAACTTCAACGGAAGTACCGACCTGCAAAACCTGGTTCTGAACGGGCGCTTTCAGGGCGCCGGTTATTACCGTCCCGATTCAGGAACGGAGTCGTTGGTTGCACAGATTCAGGGACATCTTCTCCTTTTCACTGAAGTTGGCAACGGTTGGAACGTGACCGACATCAGCATACCGAACGACCTGAACGACGCGAATGTTTCTCAGGTGTGGATGTGGCAGGCTGAAAACTTTCTCATCGTTCAAGACGGCACTGGAACATTGCCGATCTTCTACAACGGAACGACCTCGCGCCGTTCGTTTGGTCCTTCAGTTTTGCTGGGAACGGCGGTTGCGTTCAATCCATCTACCCCGCCGGCAATCGGCGTTGCGGTCCAGGTGACTTTGAGCGCCCCATATACCGGCCCGTTCAACGTGCCGGTGATTTTCAACAAGGAATTTTATCAGCCTTCCAGTTCGCTCGCCGGGTATCCGGTGATTTTAAAGAACAACAACGACACGCCCGGAAACACCGTGCCGGTGAATACGCCGGTCATCGCAATCCCGACTTCCGGAAACTCGAATTACAACATCGTCTCTTTTTCAGATGTGACGGCAAGCGCGGTTTTTCTGACCGCATCCGGCGGCGTGTTCACCTATAATGGAAACAAAATCGATACCGGAGGACCGATGTTTCACACCGGGTCAGTGGCATTCTTGGGAAGCCAGTTTGACACCATTTGGTTTTTGCCGAACGGAACCAGTGCCACGATCTCGATTAACACGCCGTTTTTGCAACCCGTTGGAACCGTCCTGACGATAGGCATGACGCAAACCCTGACGGCAGACGGACACACTTTTACGGAAACCCAAATCGGCGGCGGTACTGGGGCATACCAGAACGGTGCGAATTGGACTGTGACATCAGTTTCGCAGGATGGAAAAACGCTAGGGATAACCCTGTTGAACAATGCCGGCGGCGCGTTTTATTTCGGCAATGGTCCGTATCAGGACAACGGCGGAGGGGGACACGTTGCGGCCAACACAACCCCGCTGTCTTTTTACAACCAGACATTTTCGGCAAGCTTCACTTCGCCGTCGTACATCATCGGGACGACGGTTCAGCCGTACGTTGTGCCTGCCCTGGGTCAAAATATAACCGTGCTGTTGAGCAACGCCTATACCGGACCAAATAACGCGGGCGCGACGGTTTTGGGAAAAAGCTATCAGATTTCAAATCCGGCAAATCCAGCGCCATCAACGACGCTTTACCTGATAAATCTCACCGACAACACAACCGGGGCTTACGTCAACCCTTCCCCCATCATGTCCGTGCCTGAACTTCCCGCCGGCCGCAATGGGGCGTATGGCATGGGGTGTAATTGTTGCGTCCTGACGGACGGCATCAGCTATATCATCAGCGACGTGGTTGGTTCTGGCGCCGGCACCCAGGCGAACAACTTCAGGGATGCGGTTTTGAAGGTCACGCAGAACGATTTTCTTTTCGGAGGAGGCTCTTTCCGTTTGCCCGGCACTGGCGAAATCGCAACGGCGGTAATTTTCCCCCCGAACCTGGACACGTCACTTGGGCAAGGCCCGCTTCAGATCGGGACGCCATTCTCTTTCTTCACGAACGTCGTGCCTGGAACCGACCCGGCAAACTGGCCGACGCTGACGACCCCGATTCAGACCGAAAGCCTGAAGGACAACGGACCACTCGGGCAAAACTCGACGATTTCGGTCAACAGCGACACTTTTTTCAGGTCGAACATCGGCATAGGTTCATTGGTTCTGGCGCGGCGAGCGTTCCAAGGCTGGGGCAACAAACCAATCAGCTATGAAGTCATGCCGCTGTTCGACCCGGACGACCAGAGCCTTTTGCAGTACAGCAGCGCGATTTCATTCACAAACCGCTTCCAATGCACGGCGAATCCGATCACTTCAAGCAACGGCGTCGTGCATCGTGGCGTCGTATCCCTGAATTTTGAGCTAATCAGCACTTTGCGCGAAGTCATTCCGCCGGCATGGGAAGGATTGCTTACCGGACTGAACATTTTTCAGATGGTTTCCGGGCGCGTCAATGGAAGCCTCCGGTCCTTTGCATTTACGTTCAATTACAACACGAATAATTTGGAGCTTTACGAGTTTTTGAGCGAGAGCGATTCCAATTATTTGGACAACGGAACGACGCCGATAGTTTGGGCGTTTGAAACCGCCTGCCTTTTCAACTCGGACGTGAAGCCGCTGAATGAACTCGTCATGCTGCACGATGGCGAGATTTATATCAGCGACATCCAGGGTAATGTTGACATCAAGGTTTATTACCGACCTGATTTTTACTCCTGTTGGACGCTTTGGGGAAATCCGAAAGTCTGCCAGTCATCGGACGCCGGCAATTCAAAGCCGGGATACCGGATGCGG